AGGAATGAAGTTGTTACTAGCGTAGCAAATGTAAATGACATTATAGTTATTTCAGAAATCACTGACAGCAACATTAGGATCGGTCGATGAGCAGACAAAGTAAAAAACCAAATCAACAACTAGCACAAAAAGTTAGTAACTATAAATTACTGCCTAGCGTTTTAAGCACAGAACCTAACAAAAAAATGTTAGACTCTACGCTGGACGTAATGACCAGTAAAGGACAGTTATTGCCTTTTAAAGAAACATATGGCTTACGATCTGCAAGTAATAGGCCAGAAGAGTTCTTAAAAGTTGAAAGCAACGAGGTTCGTCGAGAGAGTCAAGCAAATAATATGCTAGTGATCTCTGATTCAAGTGACACTTACTTGGGCAAAAGTTCTTACATTGATATAGAAAATTACTTAACTATTAAAGGTTCTCCTTTAAAAGACGGAGTTATGCTTGATAAAGACATTAATGTATTAGAATTGCCAATCAATCCTGTACGTCTGACCGATTATAACTTATTTTACTGGATCGCTAACGACATGCCAGCATGCCGGATACACGCTAATCCGGGTCCAAATAATACTAACAAATATAGTATTGCTACTGAAATAGTTGGAAGACCTTTTGCTGAGATTATAGATGATTTGACAGGTCAAACATTAGAACTGCAAAATGGCATGACTGTTTATTTTACAGGAAATGTTGATGCTGCATATAAGACAGAAGATGAAAACAATCCTGAGTTATATTACGTATATGGTGTAGGTGATGGTATAGCATTATTACCTGCAACTGCTATAGACAAACGAATTCCGGATAGTTGGCTCAAAAAACGTCCATGGGATAAGACCAGCGAGTTTGATGACCCACCTGCTATTAAATGGGACAGCGAAACCTGGGACGGTAGCATGATTGTTACCAGCGAGCCTGAATACATAACACAGGAAAAAACTATTCAACCTAATCATTGGCAAGTAATAGATCACTGGTATCATATTAATACTATTAAAGCTGTTGCTAAATTTTTAGGCGTAAGTCTAGAAGAATTCGTTACGGCACAAAATAAAGCTAAACGTCCTATTATTACTTTTATCAGAGGAGTAAAAATATACAATTGGCCTAGCGCAACAAAAGCAGAGATTAAAAGTATTTTACCATATACAAAAACCGTATATCAAAGTCCAACTAGAACAACATTAAAAGATAGTTCTGGTTATACAATACAGAACAATGACCTTATTGTATTTGAAGATACACCAGGAGTACACAGAGTATCTGGCGTAGGCACTGGGATAGTATTCACGCAAATCAACGTTACTATCAACGAGAATGACGGAGCACTTATTGTTGCTAATTCAGATTTGCGTTATCATAAAGTTATATACAAAAACAATAAATGGAGTTTAGCTCAGAATAAAACAACACCTAATCAAAACGTATTATTTGAATTCTATAAAAGCGATGGCGTTAATTTAGAAGATTTGAATGAAACTCAATTTGCTGGCGGAACTATCTTGGGTTTCCAAAATGGTCCGACATATGATAATATACTTGCTAAAAATATCAAAGTAAGTAATATTGATTTTGATTTAATCGATGAAAATAATCCTAGTGCAGTGAGTCCTAATCAGCTAAAATTTATAACAGACGTTGACGCATCGTATTCCTATAACGATGCAATCACAGGCGAAAATATTACATTATCCGGCCCTTATGGCTATAATTTCTTTAATAGAGTAGTGCCTTTTTATCAAAATAGAAAAGGATTAAACTTTACTAAACAATCACAGGATTTACAATTTGAAAGTTTAGCTGAAGAACCGTGGTCTGGTCTAGTAAGTCCTATAGCAACGGGTTTCACTACAATACATGCGTATTACGATACCAAAAAGATTTTAAGATTTTATTTCGATGTCAATGGCTACGGATTAATAGAATTTTCGAGTAAAAAAGGATATAACTCATTTGAATCGTTTATACCATTGGTATCTGGCGGGACAGTTAGAATAGTATGTCACGACTTACCGGGTCCTGTCACATTCTTTAAGACGTCAATAGTTGACAACATTACAACTCCGGTGCTATTAGAAGCACCTTACTGTGTTAATAACGGAATATCAAATGGTATTATAGAGTTAGACTTGTCTGATAGCATATTAATAGGATCGTCATATATCGATAACGAATTGTTTGTTACCAATACGAGACTAATGTGGACGTTTGCTACGTCTCCATATAAAACTGCAATAGTTAAGCCTGTCAATAAATGGAGATTCTTGCAAGACGTATATGCCAAAGATCAGACAAATCCGATATTCGATGAATATGAATATGTAATATCTGATATAACATTATTAGATGGATCTTTGGATGCTAATCAACGATTGATTGCTACAGATAGCTTAGATAGCAAAATTCAATCCGGCGACAAAGTAGTAGTCAATAGTATAGTGACATGGCCAACGACTAGAACAGCCCCAATGTCCCTGACAGTTAATCCTTTAAATCAAAAGCTGTCGGAAATTAATTATTATAGCTTGTATCAACATGCCACTAGTATTAAATCTAATTCTGCAAATATTAGGGAATCGTTTGACAATGAATCGCTATTGCAGACAACAGTACTCGGCGGTGGCACATTACTAAAGCATAACGAGCCATTGAGTAAATTTGCAATTACTTCTACTAACATGCCATTTGACTTGGGAGATCTAATGATCCGACAAGGCAAGCACTATGACAGTTTCTTAAACAAACTAAAAGTAGAATTAGAATCGGCAATAAATTCAGTCGACGAAACTAGATATTCAAGCCATGATTTACTAACAATGGCTATTTCTGGAATCTATGTAACAACTGCTGACAATAACACATTCTGGACTCATAGTAACATGATGGGTTGGGGAGAAAAGCTAGACAACTACAGAGAAGTAGATTTTGAAATTGGTAATGATTTAACATTTAACTTAACTGGCGATTTTGAAAACATCTCTCATCGTGCTGGTAAAGAATATGTCTTGCATTTAACACATAATAAACGCTATCTAAAAAGAGGCGTCGATTATATATTAGTAAGCGATATAGACAAGTATACTCACGTTGAATTTTTATCTGATGACTTAATTGGTGAGATTGTTAATATCAAACAATGGTATGGAAGATACAAAGCGCAGATACCAGCCAGCTTGGCTAAAATAGGTCTAGCGCCAGTATACCAGCCTGAAATTTATGAAGACACAACCACTCCTGGAAAATATTTTATGTATCGTCACGATGGTACTAGATATTATTTAGAAGCTGGAGTTGAAGATTTAGGTAACAACAAGTATTATCCATTGGATACTATTGACCAGTTACTTTATGAATATGAATTAGCAGTGTGGAGCAGCATATCATACGATGTAGAAAATAATAATTTTAGAAATTACATAGAAAGCATCCCTGGTTATTTTAGATTGCTTGAAAAAGGTCTTAACCCGGTTAGACAGATAATGTTAACTGAAGCAAATCAGTGGCTAAATCAAAATAATTTATTTTTAATGGCCAATAATGACTACGATGCAGCCAATGGTTTCACGTACATATATAAACTAGGCACCGGCGAAGACGTTTATAGTGTAACAGGATCATGGAGATTAATTTATCAATTCCTATTTGATACAGATCGCCCGCATACACATCCGTGGGAAATGCTGGGTCATACATTAAAGCCAAGTTGGTGGGATGCAAATTATTCATGGACAGATTCTACAAAAAGAGTACAATTAGAAAAAGCATTACGTACAGGTAATGTGGGATCGCCAACTAATAGAATAATAAATCCTAAGTTTGCCAGATGCAATGATTTAAGTATTGAACAGGAATTCCCTATTGACAGTAATGGTAATTTATTACCTCCTGACCAACTAAGTTGGTTGTGGTTATCTGCCATGGAAGCAAACGCTTCGTGGTTACCGGGAGAAGTCGGCCCATATGAAAATGTGTTCTACAATACACAATGGGGACTTGCTGCCAAGACTAAGATGTGGTATCTTCGTAATCCTGCACAATATGTTAATACAAATTGGGTACCAGGACAGACAATAGTTAACGAATGGGGTAACAAGCTTGACCGAAATACATTGTATTGGCAACAAGGTAACATTGAACATGACTATCATAGAAAAGTAGTTGCTGGAGAAACAGTTTATACTAGTGGTATAGAGAGCTTGTTCTCGGAGTTCTGTGTACTAAACAATAAAGATTATAAAGCAGAAGTCATTGACAAGTTCAATAACATCAAAGTTAAAAAAGAATTTTTATTAAATGGATTCACTAACAAAGACAATATCCGTATTCAAAGTACCAGTGTCAATAGTCAACGTATTACGTTGTTTGTTCCTGAAGAAAGTTATGACGTTAGAACTATAAATCATTATCCCGACAAGGAAATATTCTATAGCGGTGTCAGGATTATATGGGACGGCGAATATTATTCAGTTACTGGATTTGCCACAGAGGATGGTTACATAGCAGCTTTCGTTCCAGCTGATAACAGCAGTACTACGGCAATAACAGTGGGAGATGTTACCTTCAAACAAAAGAATACATATACCACCGAGCTGTATTATCAAAATTATGGAGAACGTTATAAGAGTCGTCAAGACATATTTGATTTGTTAATAGGCTATGGAAAATATTTAGAAAGCATTGGATTTGTCTTTGAAGAACCAGAAGCCGGGGACATTCGTGATTGGCAGTTAAGTGCCAAGCAATTTATATTCTGGAGTAATTCTCCTTTGGCCGCAGGTAGTTACATTGATTTGAATCCGTGTGCTGACCAATTGGTGATTAAAGGCATAGCTGGTCATCTAGACAACTTAGAAGGCACTAATGAAAATGTGGGTCAATGCGTTGATAGATACAACAAGCCTTTATTCAGTAAAGATCTATTGGTTAATCGTTTCAGCGATGGCAACACTGTTGTTATCAAAACAAAAGATGCCAACAGATCAATCTACGGCATTAAATTAACGTTTAGTTCTTTTGAAACAGTGGTACATTTAAATTCTACTAGTGTATTCGATGATGTATATTTCTTACCTGAGCAAAGTACAACTAAGCGTAGTTTCGTAATAGGCGGCAAGAAAAGTCAAGATTGGGATGGAACTTATTATGCACCTGGTTATGTAATTACATCAAATGGTATTATCCCTAACTATGACTCTATGGCTGAACAAGGCAGAAACTTGTTAGACATTGAAAATGTAATATTAGACCGTACCGTTAGTGAGGCCAGCAGATCTCAATTTGGATTGAATAGAAATCCAGAATTGCGTCAACTATTCCTGCAGGAAGAAAATGAAACATTATTTAAAAATGCCATTACTTATACTAAAGGCACAGTTGAAGTTTTCAACAAACTTGCACCGTTAACGATCAAAGATGAATCACAATCAAAGCCATATGAAGAGTACATGGTTAGATTAGGTGAAATAGGCAACACAAAGAACATAGAATATTATGAATTTGAAATGCTGTCCAGCGACATCCGTCATCCATCTAAGACATCGCAAGTAGTTAAGTTCATTGACAAGGCCGAACCGACAACTAATGACAGTATTTTATATTTTAAAAATAATAGCAAGCGTTGGGTTCACAGGCCATTTAACAAAGATTTAACATTCAATACCTATGATAGAACATACAGAGACTTGGCCACAGGTGGACCACTATTCACCGGCGACACTGACTTATCAATAGACACTCTGGACAACCTATCGAGCCTGTACGATAATTTTGCTGAATTATGGAATATTCCTGCATATGACGAAACTGCTAGTTACAAGCAATATGATCAAGTCAGAATAAACGGCAAGTTATACTATGCTAAGACAACAGTAAGTCCAAATACATGGTCTAATAACAATGATAAGTTTAGTCAAATTGACGAACCGCACTTACCTAATATATTTGTAGGCAATTACTATAAACCCAATCCAGATCTAGCTAACAGCGGTATGAGCATATTTAAACCGGGTACATGGCAAGTCTTGCAGACTGTGGACAGAGATCTTGGTATATTAGAAATTTGTCCAGGGCCCGATGACGCTAGTCAAGCAAGAATAACGACAAATAAAGCACATAAGGTAAGCAAGGGCGACTATGTATTAGTTGTTAACGCAAGCCTGGGAAATTCTAGCATCAATGGTATCTGGGAAGTACAAGCATTAGCCGAAGGACCTGCAAACGAAACGCAGTTCTTCATTGATGCTACCATTGGTTCTAATTGCTATACTGGCAAGTTATTTACATTCAAGCCTGTTAGATTTAAAAATCATACAGATTTTAACTTAGCTACAGGACTTAACGCAGATGACTTTGGCTATGCATGGAAGAAAAAGTATAACCCATTCACAAATGCTATTGGGCAAACAGTATTGACTAAGGAAGCAACACCAAGCGGTTATAGTCCGACATGGCCAATTGCTATTATAGACGATGGATTAAATCTAAATAATAAAGAAGCCACGTTTGACTATGGTAACTATAAAGTATATGAAGTACGCAATGGAGTATCTTCGATAGTTAAAGAAGAAAGCCGCCCAGTAGATCCTAGCGACATTGAACATTTAATAATATACGATTATGCAGAAAACAGAACAGTTGCAAAACTAGATTTGTTTGATCCAAAGAAGATGTATATACCAGATGTATTTAAAAATGACATCGATGTTATCAATCGAGTAGATCCTGCAAAGTACAATAGATCAACTGATAGTTATAAATCAGTATATACCAGTTTGGGATGGCACGAAGAATTTATCGGCCGCCGTTGGTGGGATCTTAGCACAGTTCAATTCAGTGACTACGAAAGTGGTGACGAATCAACTAAGGAAAAATATTGGGGAACTACAGTTAACGGTAAATTGCCCGATGTCTATGAATGGACAAAGAGCCCTGTACCTCCTAGCCAATGGAATAAAATGGTAGAAAAAGGATTAGTGGCCTTTGACCAAGTAGCCTCTGGCGAAGTTTATGTCGACCGCTCCCTTGACACTGATAATTATCATTGGGTGGAAGAGGAAGATTACATCAACGGCGAAACATATACTGTTTACTATTTCTGGGTTAAAAATAAAAATGTTATTGCCGAACAAAGTAAACAATCTAGAGTATATACCACTGAACAGTTAAGCAAAGTCTTATTAAATCCTAGTGCAGCCGGGATTCCATGGTGGGCACCTATTAGCAATAATGCTATTGTACTCAAAGGAATTCAGCCATACTTGAATAATACAAGTACAGTTGTACAGATTAAGAAAAAAATCAAAGGCAATGAAAAACACCAGCAATGGATTTTCATATCTGAAAATAACACTGTCGAAACTATTCCTGAATGGTTACATGTCAGACTGCGTGATAGTTTAAGTGCACATATATTCTATAGAAAGAGAGCAGAGTATGTACATTACAATAATAATAATACATATACTCAGGATGACCTTGTCAAGTATAATGGATACTTTTTCGTTTGTCGTTATACAACTACAGGAACATTCAATGAAGATGCTTGGCAAAAACTTCCAATACAAGGCTATAAACAGTCCGTAACTTACGGCTACCTAGATATTGTAATTTACAATGACAATATCTATGTGTGCAAAGATACAACCACTGGAGCTTGGAATCCAAGTAAGTGGCAGGTGTTACCACCTGGAAGTTTAAGTGTAAGAGATATAGATCCTGTACGTAACACATTAGATTTCAATATAACAAAAAATGTGCCTGATATCTTCAATCTACATCCATACAGTAGATTAGGTAACTTAGTGCGCCCATATGTTCAAAGTTGGTTTGATGATACTATCGAAGCAAGACGAACATTTATTAAGAAATTAAATGAGATTATGATTAGTGTTAATATTTCCAATATTGACACCTGGGGCAATACTAGACTCAATAACGAGTTTTATGTCGTCGGTGACGAAATCATCAATGTGCCTAGATTTTGGAGCTACACTGATTACCGAAGTGAAACATTTGACCCGACTAAAGAAATATCATTGGTGTTAGAATCAGCCGCTGATATTTACACAACTACAGTAACTTCCGGTTCGTATATCAAAGTTAATACAGGTATACGTGATTATACAATATATGAAAAGAATGTCGACGGTAGTTTTGGCCCGGTGTATAAAACAAAAGGAGCCATTGAATTCTCCAGCGATTTATATGCTCCTTGGAGTCTAAGTTCATATGATACTGTTGGGTGGGATAAGTTGCCATGGGATTATGATCTAAACAGTGTTTATAATGCTATATTAGATTCATTGCGCTATGAAATATTCACAGGTCAATATTCTAAATATTACAGTAAAATTGTATGTACAATGTTCCGCTATGTAATGCGTGAGCAGATTGGTGTAGATTGGTTAGCAAAGTCTAGCACAGTGGAACCGGTTAACTTGATTAGCTCTACATTGAAAACTGATGACTACTTGCAGCGAGATCAAATCACGGTACTTACTAATTTTTATAATACAGTAAAATCATATCGAGATAAAATTCGCGGCGGAACAGTCAATAGAACTGTGATTGAACCAGTAGAATTGGAAATCGGTGAGGAACTGCTAATCTACGAAAATGGCCAATTAATATTAAATGCGTAGTTAAATATAAGATTAAATAAATGTAAGGAAAACATATGCTGAGCCAAATAAAATTAAACATCGAAGGATTTGTTAAGATAGTAGATCTTGCCACAGGAGATCTACTGCTGGACGTCCACAATGCTATAAATTCTGAAACAATGAGCTTGATAGTGGCTAGAATGTTACAGGGAAATAACAGTCAGTATATCTATGAATTACACATGGGCAACGGCGGCGTTGTCATTGATGAAACTGGTAGTACTACTGTTAAAGATGTAGAACAAAATTTGGAACTAGGCTTGTTGGCAGACTTGTATAATCCAATATATTACAAAGTCATTGACGATTTAGACGAGACTAACAACGATGATGTAACACGAAATAATATATCAATTGAGCATAGCGAAGGTTTGACTTATACTGATTTAATAGTAACTTGTACGTTAGAAGAAAATCAACCAACTGCTAATTCGGGGGAATTGATTTTCAATGAAATAGGACTAAAAAGCAAAGGTACAAGCGGTTTAAACACAGGATTCTTACTATCTCATGTGGCATTTAGCCCAGTGACAAAATCAGCAAATCGCGTAATACAAGTAATCTATACTTTACGCATCAGAATGTAATTAGATAAATATTATATTAAAGGAATTTCGATAGATGGCATATGATGTAACCAAAACAGACGGAACTAGATTAACTATTCTAGCAGATAGAACAGTTGACATAACTACACCTATAAAGCTTATAGGTAAGAATTACGCAGGCTATGGCGAAATTATGGCCGAAAACCTAGTTCAAATGTTAGAACATTTTTCTAGCCCAGGTAGCCTTACTACATACCAACCATTAGATTCTAAATTAGTAAATCCAATCATTGGCCAATTGTGGTATGACAGCGTTAACGAAGTTATCAACATTTATACAGCAGGCGGCTGGAGTCCATTAGGCGGAAGAGATTTAATCGGCGGTAAGAAAACTGGTATTAAAATTGGCAACATAACAGATACAACAGGTGGTGTGCATCCTGCTATGCAGTTTGTCGTTAACAAGGTTGTAGTTGCTATTATGAGCAGCGATGCTGGCACATATACACCGGGCGGCCCCGATGCCGCGTTAGCGAATCCATTTCCAATAATAGGACAAGGTATTAACTTAAATCAAAGCGGTACAGCAGACGTAGGCGAAGAAACTTGGGGTAACTTTAAGTTGCGCGGCAGAACAGTTGAAGCAGAATTTGCGGATATGGCTGAAATTTATCGTGCCGATACTCCTTTGCTACCTGGCAACTTAGTACGTTTAGGCGGTGCCGCAGAAATTACAAAAACAGTTAGAGCATGGGATGATCAAGTATTTGGTGTTATCAGTACAGCCCCTGGCTTCTTGTTGAATAGCAGAATGAAAATGCAAGAACATGCATACCCTGTTGCACTAAAAGGTCGTGTGCCTTGTTTAGTAAAAGGACCTATTAGAGCAGGCCAGCGTATTGTCCCTAGTGACATAGATGGTGTTGGCATGGCCACAGATCATTTAAATGATACTATGGCGATAATTGGCCGAGCAATAGGGCATAAAGAAACAGAAGAAGTTGGCTTAGTTGAAGCCGCGGTGGGCGTTAAATAATGACAGTAGCAGTCGGCAAAAAGATCACGGCAAATGATTATAATGCGTTGGTTAGTAGAACCAACAAAATTTTTGCTGACAATTATCCTACAAGCACTCCTACTGCAAATTTAGTTAGACGTGCATTACAAGCATATGGCTGGGGAAATACAGAAGCGAATTCAGTAAACGTTGGAACCAAAGTTAGTGCCGCATTAGTTAATCAAGTTGTTGATCGTCTTAATTTAAGTTCTGAGCACGTAGGTGGCCAATATGAATTAGATAGAGTTATTTCTGGTCAAAAAATCACAGCCAGTATTTGGCAAGATTTGGATACAGTACTATTAGACATCGACCCTAAGAAAAATACAGCCGCAATGGGTCAGACTGCCATTGGCATATTGGGAAATATTGCACATACCAGTGGATTTTCTGGTACATTGACTTATACAGTTAACTTGGGTTTTGCTAATTATCAAAAGGCTAGACATTATTTTAACAGCGGTAGCTCTATTAGATTAAACTTATCATCAGTCGGCGGCAATAATTTAGCAGCAAGCTGGGCCTATGTTTACCAACGTCTGGGCACAGTTAGCTTTAACTTAGATAATACATTATCCACTACTGCTAACATTATCAGCGAAGGCAAAGGCTTCGAGGATTTAAATGGAACTGATCAATTATTATTAACAGTTAATTGCCGTAGTGGCAGCGGTGGTGGTTATGGATACGGCTATGGTTATGGATACGGCTATGGTTATGGATACGGCTATGGCAACTGTTACGACGGATACGGCTATGGCTACGGGTATGGATACGGCTATGGTTATGGATCTTATGGTTACGGCAACGGCGGCGCTGGAAGCCAGAAAATTCGAATTTACGGTAGAATAGTTCCGGTTGGTTCAAATTACGTAGATGGCCCAGTAAGATTAGTATTGACTGTTCAATTAAGCTGTGCCAATACTTCAGCAGTTACAGGAACACATACCCTGCACGTTGAAACTAATAAAGCGATTCCAAAAACAAGCGGATCCGCATCATTTAATATTACCGGTCCTACATATTCAGGTTCGTCGTATACACCACCTGTGCCGACAGCTAGCCCAGTAGCAAGTAGTTCTAGTGTGAATGAAGGCGGCAATGTTACAGTTACAGTCAATACTACAAACATACCCGATGGAACAACTTTATATTGGACGTCTAACATAAGTTAAGGAAGTACATGGCAGAATCTAAAAGCGGATCTTTTATTGTTAATAACAATACTGGCAGTTTTACTGTAAATGTTGATGCAGATCAACTAACTGACGGACAAAAAACAATGTCAGTTCAAATTCGCAGAGACTCTGTTCGTGGCCAAGTTATTGGTAATTTAAGTGCTCCTATTACAATTAATGATACATCATTTACTCCAGCAGGAACCATTGTAAGTCAAGGTTGTGTTCCCGGCACTTATACATACAGAGTAACAAAGGCAAATGGCAACGGCGGGACATACAACGAAGACACGCCAAACAGTGTGACGTGCGGGTATGTTGCTCCTGCTAATCCATCATATTCATTTACAAGATCAGTCAATAATGCAAATGAAGGATCCAGTTTTAATATTACATTTAATACCAATCAGTCAGGTAGTTTTCCTTATACTATCACCGGAGTATCATCGGCAGATATTGGAGGAGCGTCTCTGTCTGGTTCAGTGTCCAACGGGCAAGTTTTAACATTTAACGTTACTGCAGATACTACTACAGAAGGAACAGAAACATTTGCTATTAGTTTGAATAACGGTCAGGCAAATACTACTGTTACAATTAATGATACTAGTATCAGTGTTACACCAAATGTAATCACACGAACAGTAAATTGGTCTCCTTCAAATGGTAGCCTAGGATTATTTATTGCTAATAGAAATTTTACAGGATGGATGGGTGATGTAACAAAATCCAATCTTCAAGTAAGTAGCTCGGAAAGAAATTCTATAGTTTATGATTCGTTAATGAGACAAAAAATAAGTGAATTGATTTCTTATGTACAAAGCCAATTCGGTGCAACTATTAGCGAATCGTCTATAGATGCAGAATTAAATGCAGGAATCGATTCTTTTAACTCTATAATAAATGATGCTCTTGGAAATAATACCAATGTAATTTATCTTCTGACAGCAACACCAAAACAAACAAATCAAACTTCTTTTACTAATGGCGGAAAAATTTATACAAGAACCACATTAAAATATAGTGCTGTCGATTTTGGTTTTGCTAATGTATTAGATGTTAATATTAGTTCCGATGACATAACAACTGCTTTAGTAAATTCTCTTAATAACAATGGCATACCAGTTACTTCTGCCGAACGTACCCAAATAAAAAATATTATAATAGTTATAATGCAGTTACTAGTCAACCTTCTGAATAGTGTTAATGATCCTGTTAATCTATATGATTACACCGAACAACCTGTTTGAACCGTCCACAAATTGCTGTTTTGTGATATAAATAAATTAAAATAGCACATAATGGAGCTCTGGATGGATGAAAAACTCAAAGCGGCTTTGGAGTTCAGTAACTATAGGTTAACACTGAACAACCAAAAGCTAAATCTCAAACAACGTATGAACACTATGTTAACTATTGGTTACATGAGTTCACTTTTTACAGCAAAACTAGAATTACTTAATTTTGTCAAACAACTAATTGACTTAGATGTCGAGCGTTATATATTCTTAGACGACAACGAAAATCCAGTACTGGTTACTAACATCAAAGAATTCCACGAAAAACTTTTTAGTGCATACACAGAAGCATTAAATGAATACTATGTGGAAAATGAAAAACTTAAAAAACAACGTGACACAAAAGGGTTGGTTGGTTTAAATGAGTAAATTTGATTCTGGTATATTGCTTATTGCCTACAACAACGGTAAAATTGATTATGAAAAACTAGCATTAGTGGCAGCTAGATGTGTAAAACTACACATGACGAATAATCATGTAACTCTGTTAACAGATCAACCCACGTTTGACGCATTACAATTAGAACTAACGCCAAGTCTCGCTGCTCAGACATTTGATCATATTATCATTGACAATGTAACGCACGAACGTAATACAAGAACACATCGTGACAGTCCATGGAACGAGTTTACTACGCAATTCAACAATAAAAATAAGCATAGTATTTTTAACAAGAGTCCTTATAATAAAACGTTAATGATAGACGTTGACTACTTGATTGGCAACGACACATTAGATGCTATATTTGATACCGACAGTGAAGTCGCTATGTACAAACATGCATTAAGTGTTCGTAATTATAAACCACGTATTTGGGAACAAAAATTACACCCAGATGGCATTGACATGTGGTGGTCAACTGCTGTATACTGGAGAAGCGACAGCGAATTAGCCAAACTGTTCTTTGGAGTATGGGAACATGTCAAGGAAAATTACAACTACTACAAATGGTTATATAAGTTTCCTGGAGTGTTGTTTAGAACAGACTATGCAGTAAGCATAGCAGTGCATATTTTAAATGGCCATAGACAAGGCAACTTAATACATGAACTGCCCGGAAAAGTTATGCGGTTCAGTGAACAGATTGACGACATAGCAGATTTCAAAGAAATCAATGACATGTTATTAATTTGCCCAGACCCAAAAGAATTATGGAAAAATATTGCCAGTAGAGTTAAAAACGAAAATGTTCACGTAATGAATAAGATGGCTATTCTTAGACATTATGACAAAATAAAACAAATGATATATGACTGAAGGTTATTTAATAGTTGATTGTAAAATGAAAAACTTGACACAGGTTGAACTGTTGATCAAGAGTATTAGGCTGTTTGACAAAGAACGGCCTATCAGCATCATTGCACATGAAGACAACTTAAAAAAATATTTGCTATACATTGATCGAGAAATTTATATAGAGCCGAGTAACATCCTGTCGGCAACATATTTTCACTCATTATTAGCAAGTCCTTATACAAAAACCATTGCGTTTAATCCTGATCAAATTTTAACTAACTTCAATATTGATGTATGGGAAAATTTAAGGGGTATGAACAGCATTGTTATGCCAAAAACTAGATCTAGTTTTAATGGCGAGTTACTTGATTACTCATTGTACACAGAAGGATCCACTGAACAAAAAAGTTTTGGAGAGGGATCAATTATTGATGCAATATATTTTAACAGAGATAAAGGCTGCGATTACGTATTTGGTATGGCAGTATTGATCGCGTCGCAATATAATCAAAATGAATTCATTGATTTTTTTGCAGATAAAGAAAATAATGCAATGCCCCCATTCCCCAAATATCTATGGCCCGAATGGTTAATGTCAATGATGCATAAGATATTAGGACTTAAAATAACGAAGTTTGACTTTGTTAATTTGATTGATTTAAGTTTAAGGGAAAACAGCTATGTCAATGACCAATGGTCGAAAAAGCCATGGACAGAATTTTTGTCATACTGGGTAAACGATCAGGGCGATATAAAAATTGAAAATTATGTTCAATTGGGTTTAGTTAAATATAATACCAGTGCATGGCTAACCGCCGAAACATTGACTAACCTAAGAAAAAAATTTATTTAAATGCGTAATATCAATGATGATGAATTTGACATACAAAAGACTATTCTTAAAAAGAAAAAAGTTAAGGATAGTAAGTTTTATGTTGAGTATGACAAATTAACATATCAAGTATTAAGCGTATCGCCTTATAATGTGCCTAGCACCGACAGTCGACGCACTACATTGGAAGTTGAAGAAAATGACCTTATTAAGGAAATATTTTATAACAAATCTCCTTTGCATAAATTAAGAATAAGATATGATCATGAGTCGGGGTCAAGAATCTTATACAAGCATCGCGAACACAGACGTTGGGAATTTGATTACGTATATGGCGAAAACGATAGCAATAATTTCATCCACTTGCATTGTGATCTAGTTAGTAAAAAAATCAATGCTAATTTTATCTACGATAATTTTAAACAAGAATACACCAAAGAACGTACAACAGAATTTCAATTAGCAAACATGCCCGATCAGATGGAAATTTTTTGTATAGACAAAGAAGAGCCTAGCAAGTTGTATGACAAACTCACGCTAAACATCAAAGAATTATTTTCCAATCACGAGCAAATATTTTCCTGCAAATGGTTGCCCAATGAACATATAAAATTTGACAGTCTGGGTTTTTTGCATTATAATCATAATTTTAAAATCAGTATAGATAAGGAACCTTATTTCGTTCCTATTGCTTCTGCGAGTTTAAAACCTACACTAGTATATAAACAAATAGGCAACATACTGCAAATCCAAAGTATCATGAGTGAAACTCAAAATTTTAATTTGGATAAAGAAATAACGTTTTATGTTTTTAGTAGCAACGATCCTGGTCAAATTTTAGATACTTTGACTTTAAATACTCAAGAATTGGATGATTTTAAACTAGTCGAATTAAAATTAAAATCTAAGACACCAGTTAAGATAATTTCAAATTATCACCATTTACATATCGAGGACGCAAATGTCAGTACCTATTACAAATTTTGATATCGTATTTTTAAGCTACGATGAACCTAATGCAGATAAGAATTATGCAAACCTCTTAGAAAAAGCACCATGGGCAAAACGAGTACACGGCGTTAAAGGTTTCGATAATGCACATAAAGAAGCAGCAAGAGTAGCAGAGACTGATCGTTTTATTACTGTGGACGCAGATAATATTGTTCGCGAAGAATTCTTTAGTCTAGAATTGGATATGAGTAAAATAGGCAAGCACGACATTGTTAGCTGGGCAGGAAAAAACGTCATGAACGGATTAGTCTATGGCAATGGTGGTATTAAGATGTGGCCTAAGCATGTAGTAGAACAAATGCGTACACATGAAAATGCAGAAGATCCAAAAGCCAAAGTTGACTTCTGTTGGGACATTTATTATTTCCAAATGAATAATATCTACTGCGATGTACACAACAATGCCAGCGCATATCAAGCATATAGAGCAGGCTTTAGAGAAGGTGTCAAGCTATTGCTCAATGGTGGCGTAACTGTTGATCCTAGGCGTTTAAAAGAACAAGTGCATGAACGCAATTACAAACGTTTCCTAGTATGGAGCAGTGTTGGAGCGGATGTTGAAAATGGACTATGGGCTATGTTTGGCACCAGACTTGGTGCATACTTGACTAACCTTGCTAAAGATAGTTTTGATTTTACAGCCTGCAGGGATTTTGATTGGCATGATAATTTCTGGAAAGAAAGTGTTCAACCTCAATTCGAGGGCGACACTGGCAGATGTAATGCCACAGGCTGGAACTATGACGCCGACAAGTTGAAAAAAGAAATTTACAAATTTGGTCAAGAACTAAGAACAAATTTAAATCTTGAGATTGCAGAATTGGACGTCAATGGTAGTCGCATGTTCAAAGAAAGTTTTATTAACCCACCTAGGTTAGGCGCTCTAGTCAAAGAGAGTCAAGTAGATAATAGCATAAATTAAAGGCACAAAATGAAAAAGAAACTCAGTGATATCAATTGGGATATCGGTTATGACAATAAAGTAGCTCGCACCGGGCCAAATATTGATAAGACAAAAGAACTGTTAGATAGCACTGGGCCTGGTTTTTGCCTTGCTAAGTTTACACAAGTTACTATGCACTTAGGCACAGGAATGACACATAGTTGTCACCACCCAGTGCCACATAAAATCCCCTTAGAAGAAATTCAAAAGAATTCGGGCGCATTGTTTAATACTAGTGTGCTTAAAAAAGCTAGAAAAGAAATGCTGGAAGGACAGCGTCCAAAGGAATGTGATTACTGCTGGCGTGTTGAAGATAACAAAAGTCCCAGTGATAGATTCTATAAGAGTTTAGAGCCATGGGCATTGGAAAAGCATGACGAGATTCAAGCCAGCGACCCTAACAAAGACTTTTATCCAAGTTATTTAGAAGTAGACTTTAGTAACGTATGTAACTTCAAATGCGTGTACTGCGGTCCCGAGTATAGTAGTAAGTGGGTAGAAGAACTAAAACAAAACGGCCCAGTTAAGTTGTTGGAAAATACAGATCACACTGTATGGGCACAGGGCTGGCAACCTGACTTAGACAGTCTAAGTTATAAGAACAGTGAATTCAATCCTTACATTGATGCATTTTGGAAATGGTGGCCTGAAGCTTACAAACACTTACATGTATTCCGTATCACAGGCGGCGAGCCGCTGTTAAGCAAAGAAACATATAGAAGTATGGACTGGTTCATCGACAATCCAAACCCCGATCTTGAATTTAGTATTAATACTAATATGGGTGTACCTGACAAGCTGTGGGACAAGTTTATCGAACGTGCAGAAATTCTAAGTCGTGGCAACTATATCAAGAAGCTAACTATCTTTACCAGCGTAGATGGTTGGGGTGAACGTGCGGAATATCTGCGTCCAGGACTGGACTTTGAAAAGTTCTGCAAGCGTTACGAACAAATCATGCAAATGGGTAATATTAGAATTACCACAATGGTTACGTTTAACATTCTAAGTATTTCCAGCATACAGAAATTGTTTGAATGGCAGCTCGAACTTAGAAAGAAATATAATCCTAACCCCGTTGTCGCTAACATGTGGGAAAAGGACACAGGCTTTAACTTTGCTTTCCCTGGAGAGTCATATACAGACAGAAGTAAAAAGACTACAAGTCATCCTAGTATCAATGGTATTGATTTGCCTTACTTGCGTAATCCAACGTTCTTGGATGCACAGTGGGCCAGTAAAGATCTTATTCAAGAATATTTGCTGCCAAGTATTAACTATATGGCGGATCATACAACACAGACTAAGACTTGGAAAATGCACCATGCCTTTGAAGAGTTTGAGCTTGAAAAATTCAAACGTGTGTGTTTGAATATTGCTTATAATTCTAAAAATGATGTAGAAGGCAACAAAGACTTTACACTAAATCGTGCCAAGTTCTATGACTTTGTCAATGACTTGGATCGTCGTTATGGTACAAACTTTTTAGAAGTATATCCAGAGTACACAGAGTTTTATAATATTTGTAAAGCAATGAAACAAAAGGTAATTAACAAAGATGTCTGATGATCTAATTAAATGGAGAGATGAAAATCTAAATTCAATTAGTCCCAGCTTCTGTGCGGCTAAATGGTACAACGCCAGTATCTTTTTAGGATCTGGCTATACTGGTAGCTGTCACTTACCTTTGCCGCATCCAATTGATGTCAGCGAAATTAGTTATAACCCCAGCGGCTTGCACAACACTGATCACAAAAAGCGTATGCGTAAAATGATGCTGGAAGGCAAAAAGCCAGCAGAGTGCGGCTATTGTTGGAAAGTGGAAGGCATTGGTAGAAATAATATCAGCGACCGTATTAATAAAAGTATTATATATAGCGCAGAAGATATTAAAAAAATCAAGGACATGAACTGGGCTGACGATGTTAATCTTAAAACATTAGAGATCAGTTTTGATAGACAGTGTAACTTTGCCTGTAGCTATTGTAACGCAGGTTACAGTACAACATGGAGCTATGACATTGCCAAGAATGGCCCATATCAAAACTTCATTGCTGAAGGCGGTGGCGGGGGTGCATACCAGACTGATGGAGCGTGGAGCACAGCATATGGGCGCCATTTGGATGACAATCCCTATGTGGAAGCGTTCTTTGAATGGTGGCCTGAATTATCTAAGAGCTTGCAAGAGCTACGTATTACTGGCGGCGAATGTACAGTTAGTCAAAACTTTTGGCGCTTTATTGATATTATAAACGAAAAGAATGAATACTTGGACATGCGCTTTGCGGTTAACAGTAATCTAGGTTCAAGCCCCAGAGCTTTGGAAAGACTAATTGAAGTAACTAAAACGCTGCCAGTTAAAGAGTTTGATTTGTTTACCAGCAACGAAAGCTTTGGCTTACATGCCGAGTATCTGCGTGATGGTATGGACTATAAAGTATGGCGCAGTAACTTAGTCAACTTCATTGAAAATGCCAAGTTTAGAAATGTCACCATCATGATGACTATATCTAATCTATGTTTGTTTAGTATAACAGAATTCATGGACGATATGTTAGAACTTAAACAAAAATATGGAAACAATAGACCTTATTTGGATCTAAACATATTGCGCTGGCCTGCATACATGAGCCCAGTTACGTTGCCCAACGATCTCAAAGATGAAGTACATTCGAAACTATCAGCATGGTATGATCTGCACAAAGATAGTCGGTATTTAGAAGCAGGTGAAAAAGCCAGCATCAAACGATTAATTGATTATTTAGAAGTTGTCCAAACAGGTCACGTATCTACTACTCACGATAAGTCTGCATTGTTCCACGACTTTAAGAGTTTCTATTCACAGTATGATGCTAGAAGAAACAAAAACATAGTTAATACATTTCCGGAAATAGCCAATTGGTACGAAAGCATAGAACTTAATAAAAATTATGAGATAGTTAAGCTAGTAGAACAATCAGGAATAACTTTTGCCGAAACAGGGGTATATAAGGAAAATGATTGATAAAATTTATGCATACGGAGATAGCTTTACTGCTGGAGACGGTATAAAGTCCAAAGATGCATGGCCTGCTAAATTGGGAGACTTAATGAAGACCCCTGTTGTTAATAGAGGCGTGCCAGGAGGTTCTAACAAGCTTAGTATAATTAATTTGTTAAATGACTTTGCAGACATAGAGCATCCAGCCAGGGCATTGGTGGTATTTTCTTGGACTGGCATATCACGCACAGCAGTATATTTTCCAGAAAAGAAACAATGGGAAAACATACTGCTGGGGCATGATCCATATGAAGAATATCTGAAAAAAATGAAAGATATTTGGTACGAGCATTTCTATAGTGACTACGAAGGCCTGATGGAATATTACATGCAACAGATATTTGTAGCATCTTTTCTGGAGGCTAGAAACATACAGTATGCTTTTATAAATTCTTTTTTAGAAGGTTATATAGATAAAGAACCTTTTGAAAACCAATATAAAAATATGGTTAAGTTATTGCCAACAAAGAAATTTGTACTAGGCTACGACACATCTATCTACGAAGTTTATTGTTTAAATAAAGGCTTGAAGTGCAGTGATGGATATCATCCCAACGAGGAAGCACACGCAGAGTTGGCAAAGAAAATAAAATTGTTTCTTAGAGATATACGATTGATATGATTCGACATCTAGTCACCGGAGGGTGTAGCTTTAGTACTGGTGACAATGATAATGGCTGGGTAGGAAGCCTTACAGGATTTCTGCTAGAATATAATCCCAATCTAACTACAAATCACACAGGCAGAAATAGCAGCGGACAAGAACTTATACAAAAACGTGTAATGTCTGCAATATTATCTGCCATTGAATCGGGCATTGACAATAATGAAATCTTAGTTGCCGTTATGTGGAGCGGCACCAGCAGAAAGTCTTGGTTCATTGATAATCCTACAATAATAGAACGCATGGTCAATGACTGGCCCAACTTCCATGGCGGAATGACACATCAGTTTTTAAATCTCACTGATGATAACATAGACGGTGATGGTGTATTTTATACCAAGAACGGATCAGAATTCAAGTACAACAAGAACGGCGGCTGGTACTTAACTGTCAATGGCAGCGACTCTACATTGGACTTTGTGCAACAACATTATCTCTTAGATAAAGAAGTCAACGGAGTAGGCAAGACACATTCGAGTTTGGAAAATATCATTATGCTTCAAAATTTTTGTAAGCTACATAACGTAAAATTGATCAATCAATTTTTCATGAAGCACGTATATGAAGATATTATTAAACATAAAGATCACGAAATAGTAAATTATTTGTACAAACAGTTTGATCATACTCATACGATAACACAGGGTATGTTTGAATATTTGCACAAGTTTATTGGTGTCACTGAAGATGACGCAATATTATTATCACACGATGATAGGAAAAGTTTGCAAAATAAATACAATCTAGAATACTTTGCACAAGACGGCTTTCACCCTAGCCAGCAAGGACACGACATATGGTGTGAAGATATATTATTCCCGTTGGTAAAGAAATTATTATGAAAAGATTTTTTGCATTTGGTTGTAGTTATACTAGGTATGCTTATGCTACATGGGCAGACTTAATTGGTATAAATTTTGAAGAGTATTATAATTATGGCAGAGCAGGCTGCTCTAACACTTACATAATGAACAGGATCGTTGAAGCCGATCACATATATAAATTTAATCCAGATACTGATTTTGTCATTGTGATGTTAACCGGCTTTGGTAGATTTAGTTATTTGCCACCCAATGCCAATTGGCAAACAAAGGGTGATTTATATTCGTATAATTATAACACCAACGATCCTGTTACTGTAGAATTTACAAAAAATATGTGGAGTGATGACTGGGCAGTATATCAGTCTTGGATCGCAGCCAAAGTAATTAAGCAAACACTAAAAAATGTTAAACATAATATAGTCATGGGCATAGACAATTCTGCTTACTTAGACGGCACGGCCAGCGTCAGTAATTATATGAAACCAATGGCCGACGAAATATACGCAATGCTAGATGTTGATATTACGTTAGATAAATGGAAAGAAAAAAATCAATACACAGATAGTCCATTTTGGACAGAAGAAAATCGCAGAGATGGGCATCCGAGTACGAATGTATATCTTAAATACATTGAAGAATTTCTCCCTAGATTTAATACAACTAAAACAAGAAAATTTGTCAACAAATGGAATATAGACTTTGATTATACAAGTCAATATAACATGGAAATCAAATTTAACAGAGAATTTAGAGGAACATTCGATCGAGCTCACAATAACAGTTTATTAAATGGATAAAGCAACACTACCCTTATTATATGATTACGTATTTCCCAATTCAGTATTAGCTAATGCACTACAAACTGAATTAGGAATGGTTAATTATTTGCACAGCATGAATACAACTACAGTACGGGATTGTGGTTTATTTGAACAGCAAGTGCATACGGGATCCGACAATGACACAACAATGTCATTCATATTAGGCAAATCATTTGGTACTTGGCCTAACACTGGCCCAGGTACACATTTAACTGCCGGGCCATGCATGGAACTTGTTGACGCCAAAGAAGAAAGTTTATATTTTGGCAAACGCAAATTCGACAAATACCTATATCCTATAAAGGTTAGCCCGCATATTGATCAATTTTGCGGTGCCGCATTTAATGGCACAAAAATAGCAGGTAATTTCTTTTGGAAATATATTTCCGCTGAAGCGTTAGATGATATAAGAAAAGGCCGCGCAACTATCGTATTGGACTATGCACAGGAAAACTTTGTTTCAAAGTCTACGTATGAAAATTTACATACGGCACTTGAATATAGCGGTATTCCAAAAAATCAAGTAATAATGGCATTTAACACCTTCAATGCTGAAGAAGTTTATAATTCTTGGTTCCCCGAAGAGGAGCAAATGTTGATAGTTAAAAGCTGGCCATTTGTCATTAGTAATACTAGTTATTTCTATATGCAGACTAGAGAAGGCAGAACTGAGCCAGAAAGATTCTTGGAGTCTAAAAAGCGTATTCGACCACATTCTTTTTTGTTTAAAATCCGCAGAGCCCGTGACCATAGAATTGCCTTAGCTTTTGCAATGAACGAAGATAATCTATTAGACCTTGGGGATTGGAGTTGGTTAGCAAATTTCGATCCATATGATACGTTAGTAGATGAATATAATCAACGCTATGGCTTTAAATTGACAAAGGCAAAAATGGATAAGCTATTCAGTAGACTACCTAAGTCACTTAAAGATGAGCCAAACGATACATATCACAGTGTGAGTTCTTGGACAGATAATCAGGTTAATTCGTATAACAATGCATACTTTTATATCTGCACAGAAACATACACAGAAGGTCCATACAAATCAGTAACTGAAAAGATTTGCAAACCCATTGCCAATTATATGCCATTTGTATTTTTATCATTTCCCGGAGCATTGCAGTTATTACGTGATATGGGTTTTAAAACATTTAACGGCTTTATTGACGAAAGTTATGATTTAGAACAAGATACTGGCAAGCGAGTGGCAATGGTCTATGAAGAAATTAAAAAGTTATGTAAAATGAATAAGAAACAACTACATAATTGGTATTGGAGAATGGAAGATATACTATTACATAACAGGGAGCATTTATTAACGTTGTATAAAACAGATACAACAACTGAAAATTTTATTAAATTCCTCGATGAAAGAATTAAAGGAACAAGAGAATGAATTATAAATTGCCCCAATGGGATAATGTTGATATATCTTATTTGTCAAAATTTGGCACAGAAGTTCCTGTGTATAGCCCCAGTGTATACAGAGAATATCGTGGTGAAATTTTTACAACGTTCCATAGTGAAACTCATCCAGTTGTGAAATTACTGCCCACAGACGTTAATATACATGGAAGGTTTAGTAAGTCATATCAAGGAGTATTGCGTGGCTTACACTACGACAATAAGACTTGGAAATTAGTACAAGCCTTAGTAGGCGACATATACCTTGTAGTAATGGATGTTAGAGAACACAGTGTTAACTATGGCAAATGGGAAAGCTATATAATCTCAGAAAAAACTAGAGATCAAGTCTTAGTACCACCGGGCTTTGCTAATGGACACTTTGCACTAACAGATTGCATATTCCATTATAACTTATTTTATCAAGGCGATTACGTTGATGAAAAAGCGCAAGGAGTGATTAAGTGGAATGATAGTAGATTTAACATAGAATGGCCTACAGATAAGCCAGTGTTGCAAGCAAGAGATAGATGAAAGATTATTATGATTAAAAACATTGACAAATATGAAATTGTAAGGCCAATTGACTTGACTAAAGAAGAGTTAATAGCATTTGAAGATAAGATTGTAAACCACTGGGAAAATGCCAAAATCCGTGGCCCAGTGCACTTGTCTAACGGCAACGAAGAACAACTGATTGAAATCTTTAAAAGAATTAAAACAACTGATTGGGTATTTTCTACATGGCGCAGTCATTATCATGCACTGCTTAAAGGCATTGATCCCGCAACTATTGAACAAGATATATTAGCTGGAAAAAGTATTACTATATGTAATTTAGATAATAAATTTTATTCCAGTGCTATTGTTGGCGGTACATTATCAATTGCATTGGGCGTTGCACAAGCAATTAAAGATAATGGCAGCGATGAAAAAGTTTGGTGTTTCATTGGTGATATGAGTTTTGAAAGCGGTATCTTTTATGAAGTGCACAAATATGCTAGAAACTTTAATTTGCCGTTGTATTTTATTGTAGAAGATAATGCAGTATCTACTAATACTCCTACTGTAGCAACATGGAATCACAAACGTGATATTCCCGAAGATGTTATATGGTATGAATATAAATCTAAATTTCCTCATTATGGAACAGGCAAATGGGTCGTATTCTAAAAGCAGTATACTCGCACATTTACTCTAATGTTCGCGGCGAAAAGGTATATTTTAGCAACGGTATACCTCAGGTTGTAATGAATCATATTGAGAAAAAATATATTCAAGGGCATGATGAATTTAATCCGCATGAATGTGTAGAGCAAGTAAAAAATAATTCAACCATTGGTTGGAATTTAATGCACAACCTAGGTAATTTTCATTACTATTTTATAAAAAATATTGGCGAACAGCATATAATTCCAATATATGATATAGATGTCAATGACGTAGATACAACGTATATCTTTCCCATTGAAATTGCAACCTCGATTGATTCGCTGAATGCCAAAGTAAAAGTCGACTTAGACGGTACCAGTGTTGAATATTCTATAGAAGAAATTATTGAACCTATTATTAATCATTTAAAAGCAAATAGAATCAAAATAGTTATTTGTAATATACAAGATCCTTGTCATTTTGCGCCTGGTATACGAGAATTGGAATTAGTATTACGTAAATTAGGCGTTAGTGAATCTAATTTAGTGTTTATATTTGGCAATAAGTTTTTTAATCATACCAAAGATTTTCCGGATAGTTTAACGAATTTCACTTATGGTAATCTAGCATTACAACAGCAAGCCCGCTGTATGTTTGATTTTCCTAGACCCACATCAATGGGTTATATATCTGACATTGTCAGAGACAGCGATTTAGATATTACTAAAATACGACCAAAAAAGTTTCTTTGTTTTAATAGGTCTATGCGTTCACACAGATATTATCTGGCTTATATGGCAATGAAGTACAGTCTTTTAGATAATAGTATCTTTAGTTTTGTTAGTATCCCACATGACCCAAATCATATTAGACGCGATGTAGAGGATTTGTTACCTGGCCCTATTACAGACGAAGATTTTAATAATCTAATGGCCCTATTGCCCTATGAAATAGACACTAATCATTTAACTGCTAATGAAAAAAGAGGCTTTGTAACTGATAATAATAAAAAGGAATGGTATACTGATACGTATTTCCATATTATATCAGAAACAAGTTTCCATGGACCTATAGATAATAGTCCATTCTTCTCGGAGAAAACATATAGGCCTATTATTAACTTACAGCCATTTATAATGGTTGGCGATTTCGGATCATTACGTCAGTTAAGAAAACTAGGCTTTAAAACATTTAGCCCATTTATAGACGAGAGTTATGATCTAGAGCCCGACTATGCAACAAGAATGCAAATGATTCAAAAAGAAATATTAAAATTAAATGCACTGAGTCATAAAGAATTACACGACTTATATTATTCAATGAAAGATATTTTAATTTATAATAGAGACCATTTCGCATCTTTTAAAGATACTGACCCATACAAGATATCTTATGAGTTTATTCAACAATTATAATCGAGATATAAAATTAGTTTACAGCGGTTCTTTTGTCAATTATCAGGGCAAGGAGTTTCTTTTAAACGGCTTACCTCCGCAGGTAAATGCGTATATATTGGATAGACTTAAGGATAACGAGTTTGCGTTTCAAAGTACGATTATCTCTGAATTACAAGCAGAAAATGAATCATCTACGTGGTTAGCACATGTAGCCCATAAAAACTTTTATAACTATTACAAACTTCATTATGGCACTGATAATATAGTAACTGTTGACGAACTAGTATATGACGGCGACGTATATCTTTATCCCGTTGAGATTTGTTTCACTTTAAACTCAATTTACGGCAAGTATTCAATTAAATTGAATGGCACAGATTACGAGTACGAATTTATCGATACTTTAGATCCTAAGGTGTTGCTGGGATTACAGACGGGTAATATCAAACTAGTATTGAATGTAATACACGATCCATTGGAGCATTCTGAAAACTTAGTAGAGATAGAAAAGTATTTTAATAATCACGGCATTGCTGGAGAAAATATCATTGTCATAGGCGGTAATACCTTTGACAGTCATTACGATTTATATCCTAATAGTAAAATAAAAATAACAAATGGATATATTGTTTTAAATCAGTTAGCAGATAAATTCCAAGAATATCCCAGAGTAGGATCATTGGGATATAAATCGGATTATATTAAACCAGAAGACTTAGACCTTAATCATATTCGCAGTAAGAAGTTTATTTGTATGAATAGGAATATGCACAGGCCGCATCGCTGGCTAAGTGCTTATATGGCGTTTAAGCATCGACTATTAAATGACAGCATTTTTAGTTTTGTAGCATTACACGATTATACCAATAAACATAGAATCTATAATGCAATATCCCATTTTACAGGGGAATCTGAGGAAGTAGAGTTAATTGTTGATGATATTGTTAACAATATTCCCATGGAAGTTGATACTGCACACTTGCCCTTAGATCAGAAACACAGCTTTAATCTTAATAACAACAATAAAGCATTGTTTGCTGAGTCTTATATTAATATTGTAAATGAAACGTCATTTGAATTTGGTGGAGGCAAGTTTCCTTTTATCAGTGAAAAAACGTTTCATCATCCTATAATTAATCTACAGCCATTTATAGTAATGGGTAATCCTTATACATTAAAAACATTGCGGGAGTTAGGATTTAAAACATTTAGTCCATTTATAGATGAAACATATGATGAATGTACAGATTTTAGAAATAGATTTGAATTGATTAATGCTGAGATTTATAGGCTATCAGCGTTATCACTAAGTGAAATACATGATATATATTATCAGCTAACAGATGTGTTAATACACAATCAAAATCATGCAAAGACGTTTGGTAAGTATAACCCATTTAATAAAACCTTTAACGATATAAGAAAGTGGTATTTAAAATGAAATTTGAAAACAAAGTAGTATTGGTAACAGGCGCCAGTGGTTTAGTGGGTGTACCAGCAGTTGAAAAAAGCGTTCATGAAGGCGCAAGTAAAGTCTATGCTGTGGATATCAGACAAAGCCCCAAGCTAAAAGAAGTCTGCGACAAATATCCCAACGTGGTAGAATTTGTTAACTGTGATTTGACTTATTTGCATAACTGCGAAGAGTTGTTTAAAAACAAGATTAACATTGTGCTACACATTGCCGGAGTCAAAGGCAGTCCTGCTCGTAGCAGTAAACAGCCCTGCGATTATTTGTTCCCTATGTTGATGTTTAACACTAACATGATTAAGGCAGCATTTGATGCTAAGGTAGATTGGTTTGTGTATTTGAGTAGTGTAGGCGTTTACCAGCCAGCAGAGCTAATGAACGAAGACGATGTTTGGAAAACAACACCAAGTCGCAATGATTGGTATCCAGGCTGGACCAAGCGCATGGGCGAAGCAACATTGGAATCTCTGACAGTACAGTATGGGTGGGATAATTGGACAGTAATTCGTCCAAGTAATATCTATGGTATCAATGATAACTTTGCAGAAGATGCCACAGTTATCAGTTCTAACATTTGGAAGCTAAAGAACGTTCCGGGCAACAGCATTACATGTTGGGGCAATGGTAGTGCTCGCAGAGACTTTGTGTTTGGCGACGATGTTGCACAAGCCAGCATCGATGCAGTTACTAAAGAAGTCAAAGACATTGTTAACTTTGGCTGCGGCACAGCAGTTAGCATTAAAGAAACAATTGAAACTATCATTGACGTATACAAAGAAATCAGTGGCGAAGAAAAACAAATCATTTGGGACGAAACAAAGACAAATGGCGACCCAGTTCGCTGTCTAAGTGCGGACAAGCAACGTAAATATGATATGTTACCTAGAACTACACTAAGAGATGGTATTAAGAAAACTATCGAAAATTACATTGGAAAATAAAATGCAAAAAACAGACAGAATTTTAGTTACTGGCGCCTCTGGATTTATTGGCAGTCATATTTTAAGAACCTTATTTGAAAAAGGCTATAAGAATGTACGCAGTACAACTTATAGCAGAACCCTACGTAAAGACTTTTACGGATGGGAAACAGTAGAGAATCACCATGGCGATTTACGCACAGCAGCGTTCTGCGAAAAAGTAAGCAAAGATGTTGATGTTGTTATTCACTGTGCGGCCAACACAAGTAATGCCTTAGACACTAAGTTTAATCCATTACTACACGTAACACCAAACATTGAAATGAATACCAATTTGATGGAACAAAGCTGGCGTAATGGTGTTAAGAAGTTTATCTTCATTAGCTCTAATACAGTGTATCCTGACATGGGCAACGACTATTGCCATGAAGGTATCGATATTAACGCAAGTCCTCTAATCCCTGTGTACAAAGCAGTGGGCGGAATGAAGCGTTACAGCGAAGCATTGTGTGACTTCTTCAGTAACCAAATTCACAATCCAATGCAATGTGTTATCATTCGTCCTAGTAATGCATTTGGTCCAAATGATAAATTTGACTATGAAAAGTGTCACGTTACTCCTGCAAGCATTCGTAAGATTGCAGATGGCTTAAATCCTATTCCTGTGTGGGGTGACGGTAATGACGTCCGCGACTTGTTGCACGTTGAAGACATGGCAGAAGGTATTGTGTTCGTTGCAGAAAATGTCAACAAGTATGATGTATATAATGTATGCTATGGCTATGGCTTTACTGTCAATGAAGTTCTACAAATGCTTAAAGAGATTGATGACAATGAAAATCCAATCGAGTACGTTAACAACAAAGCGTTTATGATTTCAGTTAGACTATTAAGTTCTGAAAAGATCAATGCTCTAGGCTGGAAGCCAAAATATGAACTACGTGAAGCATTGAAGAACACACTTCGCTGGTACAAAATGAACAAAGACCAATACGATCCAAATAGCAAACCATGAAAATTTTAATCACAGGCGGAGCTGGTTATCTTGGCAGCACACTAGCAGAACATTTATTGTTTAAAGGACATGAGGTTACTGTATTAGATAACCTTATGTACAAGCAAACAAGTTTGCTGCATCTTTTCAAACAGCCTAAATTTCACTTCATTGCAGGCGATGTTAGGGATAAGGATTTACTTACTGAGCAAGTCGGCTTAGCTGATGTTGTTATTCCATTGGCTGCTATTGTTGGCATGCCAGCGTGTAAAGCAAATCCAGATCTGACAGTACAAGTAAACTACGAACAAATTAAAAATGTAGTTGATGTATTGCGAGATGACCAAAAGCTGATATTGCCTAATACTAACAGTCAATATGGCAGTAGTGAAGAGATTATCACAGAAGAAAGTCCGTTTAAGCCATTAAGCTTGTACGCACAGACTAAATGCGATGCCGAAGATTATGTGCTTAAAAAAGGCAATGGTGTTATTCTAAGACTTGCTACTGTATTCGGAGTAAGTCCAAGAATGAGGCAGGACTTGTTGGTCAACGATTTTGTTTACAAAGCAGTAGTAGATGGATACATGGTATTGTTTGAAGCAAACTTCAAACGCAATTACATTCACGTACAGGACATTGCTAGAACATTTGAATTCATGATTGATAATTATGACAAGTGCCGCGGCCAAGTTTATAATGTTGGTTTAAGTTCTGCTAATCTAAGTAAGTTAGAACTAGCTGAAAAGATCAAAGAACAAATTCCTGCATTGGTAATTAAGCAAGACGAATTTAAACAAGACTTCGACAAACGCAATTACATAGTTTCTAACGCTAAGTTAGAAAGTTTGGGATGGAAGCCAATGTTTGATTTGGACTATGGTATTAAGCAATTGATATCTGCGTACCAAATGACTATCCCTTTTAACAATAGAAATTTTACAAATTTATGACTGAGAGAAAATACTTGCATACACTAGGTGATTTGGTTGATCGTTTGAGCATTGTTCAACTCAAGGAAGTTTTTATTCCCGAACATAAACAAGAATACAGTGAAGAAATTGCTGCCATTGTACATGATATTCAACTAATACTAGAAGAAAAAGATGTAGTAGTTACAGCAGATGTTATCCGTGCTATTGTTGTGGTCAGTCAAATGAATTTACATATTTGGCACAATGAAAGTAATTATCGTCGTGGTATTAAAGATGGCAACAACCTAGAGCTTACACACGGCTTAAATGGTATTCGTAATACTGCTAAGAACGTAATTCAAGAAAGTGTTGGCGGACGTAAAGACTATAAAGTAGACTGCTTGGCAGCAGACTTTAAAGACTGGGAAATTAGTTGGCCTAATAAAAATAAATGAAAAGTCAAAGTCCCGTTACTAGGGGAATGATCTTTGCTGGATGTAGTTTTACGTGGGGGCAAGGTTTGTATTATTATTCAAACATGCCCACACTTGTAGAACCACCAGCTAATCACTATCAAGCAGATTATGTTAAAGATACACATATCGAGTATATGAAGTCTCTGAGATTTCCAAGGCTTGTAGCAAATCATTTTAATACATATGAACTTTGCCAACCTTGGAACGGTGGAGCCAGTTACAGCATACATGATTGGTGGCAGAGATGCTTTATGAGCAAAGACAATCCCGAAAAAAACAAAGGCAATCATCCCGTGACTCCGCCTACGTTTAACTACGAAGATATAAGTCATGTTTTTTATCAATTCACTCAATGGCATAGAGCACATAGTCCAACTCGACTAGGCAAACCATATCCCTCTACTCACTCCGATATCCTAGCTAATCATGAAATTGCAAAATGGTTGATTGAAAACAATTTAACTGTGGATCAATATATTGAGCAAGCCATAAGAAAAGAGCTGCAAGAGGTCAAAGAGTTTTTAAAAACATTTACAGACAAAGGCATTAAAGTTTATGTAATGACTTGGCCAGCAGATCTTGTAGATTACATAGAACAAGATGATTGGCTAAGAAATAGAATGATTAAATTTGACTATAAAGGTATTCAGTATCCTAGTATGGAACATATGATGGAAACTAAAATAGATCAAAAAATAGTAAATCCCGAACTTACTATATACAGAGATACCGACGAGTTTGATGTAACTCCGCAAGATATGCATCCTTCAAAATTATGTCATCGCGTAATAGCAGATAACATAATACAACATTTAGAAAGAGAAATTTAAAATGACAGCACCACAAATGAGCCCATACAAAGATGCACTAACTGATGCAATGACGGTATTGGCAGCTAAGGACGATATACTTTTCATTGGACAACAAATTGTTTACTCGGGTAATCCAATGAGCACTACATTGGGTAATGTGCCTAAGGATAAAATGATTGAACTTCCCGTCATGGAAGAAACACAAATGGGTATGAGTCTGGGAATGGCTATGGCTGGTAAAACTGTTGTTAGTTTTTATCCAAGATGGGATTTTGTTATCAGTGCAACTAATCAATTGGTCAATCACTTAGATAAATTCCAAGCAATGACAGGCAAACAAGCACATGTTTTAATACGTTTGGGTAAAGGCAGCGACAAACCTTTAGACCCCGGCCATCAACACAAAGGTAGCTATTTTGAAGAATTCAAAAGCCTATGCCCGCACACCAAATTTTATGATTTAAAAACGCCTGCTGATATTGCTAATGCTTATAAAACAGCTACAGAAGAAAAAGGTATTCATGTATTAGTGGAGTATCCTGAGCTATATTACATTAACTAAGTTATAAATATCATTATGGAAAACAACGATCAACAACCACAACAACCTGTAGAAGAAGAAAAACAAAAAACACAGGAAGAGTTAGACTACGAAGAACAACTTAAAAAGCGTTTAGAAGAACTACGCAAACGAGATCCTTTTATTTACAAATGAACATTTGGGGAATTAGTGCCAACAGCCATGATGCTGCCATAAGTGTTTGGCACGATAAAGAACTACAATTTGCTGGACACAGTGAACGCTATTCGGGAATTAAAAACGATGGCGATTTATGTGAAGGCATTATAGCAGACGCAAAAAAGTACGGAGAACCAGATTTAATTGTTTGGTATGAAAAGCCGTGGCTTAAAACCGTGCGTCAGCTATATGCTGGCCAAGGCTATCGTGGTAAAGAAAACAACATCAAACAGTACCTATCTAAATACAATTTAGACAAGCCTGTTGTATTTGGTAAGCATCATGAAAGTCATGCAGCTGCAGGATATTATACCAGTGGCTATAAAGATGCCACTGTTATCGTTATTGATAGCATCGGTGAATTTGAATGTCTAACAATATGGCAGGGTGAAGGCAATGACTTAAAGAAAGTTTACAGTCAAAGTTATCCCAATAGTATTGGTATATGGTTCTCTGCTATGACACAACGTTGTGGATTGAAACCCAACGAAGAAGAATACATTTTGATGGGCATGGCTGCTTATGGTGACCCCGACAAATACAAAGCAGACATCTACAATGATTTCTTTAAAACTATTCGTGCACCCGAAATCAAATTCAAACGTAATCTACATAGGGGTTGTCCAGACTGGCGCTTGGATTTAGTCAGCTTACAAGATACATATGATATCGCTGCCGCCACACAACAGATATACACAGAACTGTTACAACAGTTGAGTATGTGGGCTAATTCCAAACTACCCAGTAACAATCTTATACTAATGGGAGGCTGTGCTCTTAATTGTGTTGCTAACAGTGAGATCACAGGAGACTGGGACAATGTGTGGATTATGCCAAATCCAGGAGATGCGGGTAGTAGTGTAGGCGCAGTGGCTGCTTACTTTGGGGAACAAGTTAAATGGCCTGGCGCTTACCTAGGCACTAACATGGGAAGGAAATATCCAGTTGACCAAACTATTGACATGCTTAAAACAAACAAGATTGTGGGCGTGGCTAGTGGCCGAGCAGAATTTGGTCCCAGGGCTTTAGGTCATCGCAGTTTATTAGCTGACCCCCGCGGACCGGAAATCAAAGACACAGTCAACGCAATCAAACGTAGACAAAAGTTCAGACCCTTTGCACCAGCAATCTTAGAAGAACATGTGCATGACTATTTCGATATGCCTAAAAATATTGATACTAGTCCGTATATGCAATTCGTTGCTCGCTGTACTCGCCCCGATGAATTCCCTGCTATTATACACAAAGACGGAACAAGTCGTGTGCAAACAGTGAGTAAAAATGATAGCCCTGGCTTCCGTAAGCTATTAGAAAATTGGTACAGTGAAACTGGCTGTCCAATGTTATTGAACACTAGCTTAAACATCAAAGGCCAGCCAATGGTCAATAATATAAAGCATGCCAAAGACTTTTATAAGAAATACAATGTGCCTGTATTATCATGAGTAAAAATATTAAATACTCGTATAATGCTAGATGTTTTCTTTTTAAGTTATAATGAACCCTACGCTGATGAAAATTACGAACTTCTATTAGAGAAAGTTCCACATGCAAGGCGTGTAAATGGTATAAAAGGTTTTACGGCGGCACATCAAGAATGTGCCCGTCGTAGTCTTACCAATAATTTTTATGTAGTAGACAGCGATGCTATTATAGTAAGAGACTTTGAATTTTTCTTTACTCCCAGTAAGTACAATACTTGGTGGGGGATACCTGAAAGTGAATGCCTTTGTTTATGGAACAGCGTTAATCCAATAAACGATTTGACATATGGGCATGGTGGTGTTAAACTGCTACCTAAGCACTCTTTATTGTCTAAGAATCCAGATACTGTTGACTTCACAACTGGATTTGGATTAAGTATCAAAGTATTCGATCAAATAAGCAACGTCACTAAATTTAACTACGACGAGTTCAGTACATGGCGCAGTGCCTTTCGCGAATGTGTTAAACTTGCCACTAACTTAACTAATGAAGAATTGCGTCATAAATTAAACTATGACGACGAAGCTATAGATCGTGTTGTAGAAGAAAGCAATCAGCGATTGAAAATTTGGACTACTAAAGGTGCAAAACGCCCTTTTGGCAAATACGCAATAGCAGGTGCAAAACAAGGGCGAGATTATGGATTGCAAAATGCAGAGAATCCAGAAGCTTTGCGTGTTATTAATGATTTAGAATGGATGAAAAATGAGTTTACTAAATTCACTGGATAATAAAATTAAAACTGCTGTTAAGAAAGAAACACAGCAAAACGCTATATTAAAATTAAAAGATATTCCTGTGGTCTTTTTAAGCTACGACGAACCAAACGCAGATGAAAACTATCAGTTTCTATTAGACCATCATCCCAACGCAGAAAAAGTATATAGAGTACATGGTGTTAAAGGCTTTGATGCAGCACACAAAGAAGCTGGTCGAATCGCCAATGCTCCTAGATTCTTTACAGTAGATGCAGACTGTAAAATAGATAAAAGTATATGGACAAAAAGCGTAGAGCTTACTCCGGATATTGCCGAAGCTACACTAAGCTGGAGTAGTCGCAATGTCGTCAACGGCCTAGTCTATGGCAATGGCGGCGTTAAGCTGTGGTATACTAAACATGTCATGAACATGCGAAGTCATGAAGCAGCAGATCCAGAAGATGGCACAAATAATGTAGACTTTTGTTGGGATCCCGAAAACTATAAACAAATGAATAATACCTATGGTGTCGTTCACAATAACTCTAGTGCCAAGCAAGCGTTTAGAGCAGGCTTTAGAGAAGGCATTAAAATGGGCTTGGACCAAGGCAACAAAGTCCCGTTACATGATTTTAAACATAAAATGTATCCGGCTAACTATGCTCGTTGGCTAATATGGATGACTGTTGGCCGTGACATTGAAAACGGTGCATGGGTTATATACGGCGCAAGACTGGCTGCATATAAGTTATACATAGAAAATTTTGACCATACTGTTATTGCAGACTATGACTGGTTTCATAAGTTCTGGGAACAACAATCGCAGATTCTCGAACACGGCGAATATTTAGAAAGTCACAATCGTAAATTGTTAACAGATCTAAGAGATGGCCTGGGTTTACCGTTGGCAGAACTAGATGCTGAACAAAGCATTTGGTTTAAACATGTTCATATTAGTCCAGGTAAAGGCTTAGGCTGGCCTGCACTGCTAAATCAAAGTGCTTTGCCATTATATGGCTTCACATTACCTAAATACTAATATGGAAACACCTGTATATTTTCTTTACACGGACGAAGCTAACCTCAATGAGAACTGGCAAAGACTACTCAAAGTTGCACCATGGGCCGAAGCAGTTGCTAGCATAGGTACAATATTTGAAAGCCATAAAAACATTGCCAGTTTGTGCAACAGTGATAGATTTTATGTAGTTGACGCAGATTGCTGGATTGTAGATGGGTTTACTTTTGACAAGCAAATAGAACTCAAACCAAAATATGTAGCAGTGTTTCGCGCAAAGAATCCTATTAACGGATTGGTATATGGACATGGTGGCATCAAGTTGTTTAGCAAAGATTGCTTTAGTGCAGAAAGATTAGATAAACCTGACATGACCACTAGTCTAGCAGACGGATATATCAAGTTAAACATATTGGCCAGCGAACATAGATTTAACTATACGCCATACAGTACTTGGCGTACAGCATTTCGGGAAGCAGTTAAATTAAGCACAGGCATTAATAAAAACAACAACGATCAAGAAAGTCTCGATAGGCTTAATATGTGGATGAATGCAGGATTAGAATCGCAGTACGGTTATTTTGCTGTACATGGTGCAAGGCAAGGCGAACAATATGCAAGATCAAAAGATGCAGACTTTACGATAGTAAATGATTTTGATTGGTTGTATAACAAATTTTGTAAATGGGTAGGATTAGATGGAAACAGATAAAATTACATGGCTCTTTGGAATAGAAAAATATTTTCATTTCATTCAAGACGTGAGAAAAAAACAGTTTATACGAAATATTATAAATTTAAAATATGCAGACCAGCAATCAAAGCCATGGTCTCTTAAAAATTTAATATCCGACGATTACGACAAATATCCAGTGGCATTTAGAGAAGATCGTTTGAATTTTTATACAAACGTTTGTTCTAAGGATGAGATTACCACACGAGATATTGTGGGTACATTACATTCTATTTGGCCAGAAGATGAATTTATTCACAAGTTATTTCAAATCGTCGATGAAGGCTACGAAGATGTATTGCCCACTATTTTTTCCAAGAGCCAGGTTCTTAGTAAAATATGGATGGCAGAAATTTTATCTAAATTTAATCTAAACTTTAGTAACGTGTTGCTAATAGGGGGCTGGCTAACTCATCATAGCCTATACCTTAAAGACATTAATTACAATAAATTGTTTAGCATTGATCCCGATTCTAATGTCAATGAATTAATAGCCATCATTAACCCAGATGCATACGTAGAAAATAAGCCTATCAATGAATGTTTTGACGATGATAACAATTTAACATTTTATGATAAAATTCTTGTTCCTGATCTAGTTATTAACACAAGCAGTGAACATATGGACACAGAATGGTTTAATAAACTTAAACCAGGAACAACTGTGTTCATTGAAAATAACAGCGACCCTATTGAAGAACATATTAATTACTCCGAGACACTGCCTGACTTTTTAAGAAAGTACCCAGTGACAACTACATACTATCGCGGAGAAATTACATTTCCTAAATATAAAAGGTATGCGCTTTATGGAGTAAAATAATGTATAACTACAGTGATATTACCACTGTGCATTTAGAAATGACAGAAGCTTGTAATGCTTCTTGTCCTATGTGCGCTAGGAATTTAAATGGTGGAGAAGTCAGCCCATTGTTGCATGGTGCCGAACTCAGTATCACTGACATTGAAAAGATATTTCCCGTAGACTTCATTAAACAACTAAACCGATTGTACATGTGTGGCAACTATGGTGATCCTGCCGTGGCATCTGATACACTCGAAGCATTTGCTTACTTTAGAGAACATAACGAAAAATTAAATCTTAGTATGCATACAAATGGCAGTATGAAAAAGCCAGAGTGGTGGGCAGAACTTGCCGGCGTAATAGGTAAAAGAGGTTATGTTATTTTTGGCGTAGACGGACTAGAGGATACTAATCACTTGTATCGCCAAGGCACTGTTTGGAAAAAGATAATGGAAAACGCACAGGCATTTATAGATGCCGGCGGCAGAGCACGTTGGGACTATATTGTATTTGCACACAACGAACATCAAGTAGAAGAAGCAGAAGCATTGGCCGCTAAAATGGGCTTTGAAAAGTTCAATATCAAAAAGAGCAATCGTTTCTTTAGCAATACTCGTGGCGAAGTTAAGCAAGAGCATCAAGCAGGCAATCGCAAAGGATCTGCAACGACTTTATTGGCAATGCCTAATGATCCCAAATATCATAACGCAGCTATTAAGAATTTAGAAAATATAACAAAAGGACAAAAGTCGGACCCTTATGAATTAATAACCACAGTAGAAGTTCTTAAAGAAAAAGTTGGCAGTCAAAAATTTACCACTGATCCTGAATTAAAAAAGCCCATGGAAAAGTATTGGGATACTGTGCCTATTAAATGTAAGGTTGCCGAAGAGAAAAGCATTTATGTAACAGCGGAAGGATACTTACAACCATGTTGTTGGACCGCCGGACAGATGTATGTATGGTATTGGAAAGAACAAGGCGGCCAAATTTGGAATGCTATAAATGAAGCAGGCTTGGACTCTCTCAATTTAAAACAACATAGTCTTAAAGATGTTGTCGAAGGTAAATTTATGCAGGAGATAATTCCCAACAGTTGGAATAAACCCAGCTGTGCAGAAGGAAAGTTGGCAGTATGCGCTAAGACGTGTGGAACTAAATATGATGCATTCAAGGAGCAATTTAAATGACACCACAAGAGTATAATAATTTTTTAAAAACAAGACGCACGTCGAAAGTTTTCAAAGATGAAAAATTAACAGCAGAACAACGTCGTCTGCTCATTGATGCAGTTAATTATGCCCCTGCACAAAATTCTAATAGAAATTTTATACCAATCCTTGTTGAAAAACAAGAATATAAAGAGTGGCTGCAAGATAACATATTTTTTATGGTATCTAAATACAGCGAATCACTGGGCAAAGTGATGCCCAAAGAATATCAACTTGGTATATTGACAGCGCCAACAGTGATTATATATTTGGAAGCATCAAAGAATCTTCCTATAGTAAATCATCCCAGCCATCTTGATGCAGATGGTTCCTATTTAAAAGAGCCAAAAGCCGGAGACATAGATATAAGAAATATCAATATAGGAATGAGCATGGCTTTTCTAGCACAGCAAGCGTATTTAATGGGACTAGACGTTGGTTTTAATGGCTGTACCAGAGGAGTTAGAACTGTCATGGAAACACCTGAATTGAAAGCTCATCTATATTCTATATATAATGAATATGGTATTACTAATGAAATGGCCAATAGGCATAATTTATCTCCTGGTTATGCAGTGTGTATAGGAAAAGCAATTCCTATCGCCAATCCGATGACTAGAGTATCCAAAGCAGATTTAGAAGGATTACCGTATAAAGATGGCTATTATACAAATATTAAAAAACATCAATTGAATCCCATAGAAAATATCAGAACAATCAATGAATAAAGATTTTGACAAATATAACAAAGTACCAAAAAACTTTTGCCTGGTGCCATTTCTGCACAAGGCCATTGATGGAAATGGAGATATAAATCCCTGTTGTATTGCAGATCCGCATAAACTTGATGATGGTAAAACAGCAAATATTAACTTTATAGACTTTGATACATTTATCAAATCAAAAGAGAATAATGATTTTAAGGAATCATTTAAACGCAATGAACGGCCAGACATATGTCACAGATGTTGGAAAGTCGATGATCACAATGGAGAAAGTCATCGCAAGCGTATAATGACTTTCTTTATGAATAAAAGCTGGGAAGGCGGCGAGACTGAATTATATAAAAAGTTGGAAAGTTTCTTCAATGATAAAACAGATTGGCAAGACGTTGTAATTGAACTAGATAAAATTAAAGAGCCATTTGATTTAGAAATAGAACCCGGGACGACCTGCAATTTTAAATGTCACTTTTGTGGCCCACATGCCAGCAGCAGTTGGATCAGCGATCAACGAGAATTGTATGGAACAAGCCAAGAAGAAGCTGCTCGAGCAACAAAGTTAGGGCATTGGGCACTAGATAGTGAACTATGGAACAGTGAAGTAATGTTCAATGGCAAGAAGTTTCACTTCATGGGCGGCGAACCCATGTTGATTAACGCTCACTTTAAGTTTTTAGCCAAGCTAGCACAACGACCCGACGCTGCTCAGGTGCGTATGTCATATAATACCAATGCCAGTACTCTACCACCAGAAGATGTTTTAAAAACTGTATATGATAAATTTTACTATACCAGGGTTGCATTCAGCATTGATGGCATAGGTGATAAGTTTCACTATCAACGTTTCCCCGGCGACTGGGCCGAAGCAGAAGCTAATATGGCGACTTGGGTTACAAATGTTAAAAACATTGAAGCTAAAATAGATCCTGGCTGGAGTGTATTGAATATGCTGGACATGGCGGAATTGTTCCTGTGGGCAGATAAGTTTAAGCGCAAATTCAATCTAAGCGATAAGCAGTTTGACTTTGACGGTCATTATTACTTTGGTCCTCATTATTGTCCACAGAGTTTAAAGCCAGAACAAAAAGAATACTTTAAGAACAAAATGACCAGTGATTTAGAATTACTACGTAAAAGTAATCTAACTCCGCGTATGATGGAACGTGCAGAGATTGTTGTAGAAAATATGATAGCTCATATGATGGCCAAAGACTCTTGGAATCAGGAGACTGAAGACAAGCGTAAATATAGAATAATGGGGCTGGATAGAATACGTAAACAAACTCTTAAAGATTTTTTACCAGAACTAAATTCGGTTTTAAAATATTATGATTGATCCTGTAACAATAGAATTAGAAATAACCAGCAAGTGCACGCTCTATTGCCCGGATTGTGCCAGAACGAAAGATCCTGATGAAAAACTTCATAAGTGGAAATACGGGGAGGTCGATGTTTCTGCTATTGAAAAAATATTGAAAGTACCATCGCTTGAGGGCGTGGTATTTTCTGGTGCATACGGAGATCCTATTTATCATACTAAGTTTCATGACATTATATCCCTGGTGAAGAAACACAATAAAAAAATCACTATTAATACCAATGGTAGTTATAGAAGCAAAGAATGGTGGGAACAGCTTGCGCCTATGTTTACTAAATCAGATACCTTTGTGTTTAGCATAGATGGATTACCTGAAAATAATCTATATAGAGTGAATTCGGATTGGCCTAGTATCGAAACGGGTATTAAATCAATGATTGCTAAATCTGCTGCTCGGGTACAGTGGAAATGGATAATTTTTAAATATAATGAAAATGACGTCATCGAAGGATATAAATTAAGTAAACAACTAGGCATACAACATTTTGAAATTGTTAACAGTGGCCGACAATATCCAGCTGGAATGGAACCTAGTAGAAATTTTGAAGACATCATTTCAGAATTAAAGGAATACCAGCAAAAATGAAATTAGATCCCGAATGCTATAAAACTAAAAATTTATTTTTTATACGGCCAAACGGCATGTATGTACCTTGTTGTTATGTTAGTACTAATCCACAGCTAGAGAACTTCCTCGGCCAAGAATTATATCAGCAATTAAATTTGACTAATTATACCTATGACGAAATAATAAATTCGGATGCTTGGCAGAAGATTCGATCAATGATTGAATCAGAAAATCCCTTAAATATTTGCCAGACATTATGTTCTAAATCCGAGAAAAGTGATGACCGAGCAGATATGATTAACAATATTAGGGTCAATTTTATTGAAAAAGATATTAACTAAGACAACAAATGAAACTATTCAACGAACACTTTAAACTATATGCGTATAAGAAATACGACATCAATGATCTGAGCCTCAGAGTAAATGATAATTTTGTATTGACTTATAGATTAACACATGATGAAATCAAACAAATGTTTGAAGGTGCTAGCACCAAAGAAGGTATTAATCTACATTTGAAGTGCGGCATAAAAATGTATGTGGTTATTAAGCGCAACATATCTGCTGTTCGTTTTACAATTAATACACATGGTGGCAATTTTAATCTTAGATTTACCATAGACGAATTTGAGAAACTGATCAACGACTATAATTTTCAAATGACTAATCCTGTCAAATGGGACGAATATGACCCAAGATAAAAATATTATCTATGTTAATGGAGACAGCTTTACACAAGGCTGCGACGTTGAATACCATTTGCGCCCTGATTTTAAAAAAAATTTTAGCATAAATGAAATACTGTCGATGCCATTCAAACAAGCTGTAGATGATCAAAAAGCTGTTATGGCAGAACATGCTCAATGGAATAAAAATAATCCAACAGAACATAAAAAATTATTAGAATATCAAAAAGAAATGCGATGGAGTTCCAGACTAGAAAAGATATTAAATAGGCCAGTGTTTAATATATCATCGCAGGGCGGGAGTAGTATGTATGCTATTTCTTACAGAACTATTGCTGACGTTATTGCTTTAAAGAAAGCCGGATATAACATAACAGATATCATCATTCAAATCACTAGTGCCGGCCGATTTAGTTTTTTTAAAAATACCCTGGATTTTGAAGAACCAATATACGATCAACAAAAAACAATGATTAAAAAATACAATATGGTATCCTTTACAGTAGGCACAAGTGTTAAAGAATACCAGCGTATGATAGAAGGCATTGTCATGAATGAAACATTCGAATACAGTGAATATAGATTATTGCATGACTTGTTAATGTTCAAACATGCACTAATTTCTTTGACCGGAGCAAGGGTTATTTTTGTAGACAGTGTATTCTTTAAGAAAACTGTGGGACATAAATTATTTACATTTGATAACTGCGAATTGCCAGAAGATAACCATGTCTTAGAATTTAAAAAGCAGTTAGATGACGAAATTGAATTAAATATGATGGAGTGCGTAGACCCAGATGAGCCCGATACTATGACTACTGGACTGCATTTCACAGCCAAAGTGCATGATATATTTGCCAAAAAAATAGCAGAAAGATATTTCAATGAATGACGTAATATATGTCAATGGCTGTAGTTTTACGACTGGAATAGATATAGGTGACTATTTACTACCTGGCTATCCCAATGAACTAAGCGTCGACGATTATATAACGTTAACTGATTCAGAATTATATTCCGAACATATGATCGCATATAATCAATGGCGTGATGAACAATATGAAAAAATGGTACCAAATAACCCAGGCCTTGACTATGCAGGTTTATCTAATCGAAGTATGCGAGAAGTTAGATACAGTTCTAAATTAGAAAACCTGACAGGTATACAGGTAATCAACAAATCGGCACCCGGCAGCGATAATCATAGCATTTACCTGAGAACATGTAATGACATTTATAATTTAAAGAAACAGGGTTATAACGTTAAGAAAATTATATTTCAGTTCACATGCAGAACACGTTATTCATACATAAAAGAAATTAGCGATGATATAGAATCAACTCAGTTAAATTATAATAAGTTAGATGATGAGTTTTTTTGTAGGTCATTGAATCACGCAGGTATGAAACATAAACCATATACAGATGCAGAAAGATATTTTTTAGAAAAAGATACATTGTCTGTACTTGAAATGGACATGAAACTGAAAACAAGATGGCTTAACTATTTTAGTAAACTTAAAATGTATAAAGATGCAATATATGGAGAGACTGGCATTGAACCGATTATGGTAGATTCTATTTTCACTGAAGTAGAACTGGAACGGGCTAAAATGCATAATTCTAAAAATGTTTTTGATTTTTTATACAATCCTGATCCGGATACTTACGTTGGGAGGACAATTATGTCGTTATTTCCCCGGGGTATTGATTCTATGGCAAAAATGATAAACAAAGATGAGAAATCACTTACATCCGGCCTGCATTTTAATAAAGAAGTCCATGAGCGTTTTGCAACACATTTAGCGGAGAAATATTTTAATGAATAAATCATTCTGCGTTATACCCTGGGTACAAATGGCAGCAAAGCCTATAGGCACTGCCAGAGTTTGTTGCCTGATGACTAATAGCAAAGATAGTCAACAAGGCACTATTAGAGATGACAATGGCCGACCTTATAACTTGGGCCGAGATGATTTTGACATTATTAAAAATGGAGACAAGGCCAGAGAAATAAGATTAGCCATGCTAAATGGCGAACGTCATAGTGATTGCAATACATGTTGGGTCAAGGAAGACATGGGCGCAAGCAGCAGACGAACAGTCAGTAATAAGATGTATACTGGCGAATTTGATGAAGAGATCGCCAGACAACACACCGATGCAGAAGGTAATACAGACTGGCAACCAAGTTACTGGGATTTACGTTTTGGTAATTTGTGTAATCTAAAATGCGTAATGTGTCATCCTGCCAGCAGCAGTCAATGGTACGAAGATTATGTGTTAATTAACGGCACAACCAAATTCACTGACAGTGGTACAAAAATTAACTTAAAAGACGTCAATGGCAGATACAAGGATGCCGGTGAATATGACTGGTGGGATAATCCAGAGTTTTGGGCCAGACTAGAAGCAAAGATACCCTATTTGAAACAAGTATATCTTGTCGGTGGCGAGCCTATGCTCATTGAACCGCATTACGATTTTTTACAAAAAGTCATTGACAGCGGCCGAGCCCATGAAGTCACTTTGGAATATGACACAAACTTGACGGCTATACATAAAAGAGCATTGGATTTGTGGAAACATTTTAAAAAAGTTTGGCTACGTATTAGTATAGATGATTTCGGTGATCAGTTTGAATATATTCGCTATCCGGCTAGATGGCAACAGATAAGTAAGAACGTAGAAACACTTAGTAAAGAAATGTCTAATATTAAAATGGACTTCACTGTAACATGGCAAGTTTTAAGCGCCTATACGACGCCAAATTTGTTAGACTACTTTGAACAATTTAATAAGCACAATTCCAGTGTCAGAATATTAAGCAGCCCTGATTATTTTGATGTTGCTATATTGCCTAAAGAAGTAAAGCTGGACATATTACAGGTTTACAATACTTGGGCCGACACAGATAAAAAGAAAAAACAAGTGGCACATCTAGTAAACTATTTGGAAACAAATATAGATGGTGATGCAGCTAAAGTGGACAAATGTGTCGAAATACTGACAAAACTGGATTCTATTAGAAACACCGACTGGAAGACTACCTTCCCGCAATTATATGAAAAACTAAAAAATGAACGATAAAGTTATACTCGACGAAAACGGCAAAGACATTAGTCAACAGTTTATTAATAAGCACAAAGACTATAACCTTAAAACCAAGCATTATTTTAATGTTAGTAAAACATGGTGTATATTACCATGGATCCACCTGAGCACTCGTCCGGATGGCCAAATGCGTGTTTGTTGTACAGCCAATGCCAGTAGTGTAGGTGCAACCAATGACAAGATACATGGTGGCAATATTGGAATTTTAAAAGACGAAGAAGGCCGGCCCAATAACTTAAACGTTGCAGACTTCGAGTCAAGCTGGAATAGTACATATATGAAAAATGTACGTAAACAAATGATGGCGGGAGAAAAGCCTTCTAGTTGTTTAAAATGCTACAAAGAAGAAGCAGCCGGCCATAGAAGTAAACGACAGTGGGAAACTGAATACTGGAGTAAACGTGTCAGTATCGACGAATTAATTCAAGAAACAAATGAAGATGGCAGTATCCCTCCTAAATTAAGATACATTGATCTGCGTTTTGGTACAAAATGTCAACTTGCTTGTATCATGTGCAGTCCCCATGACAGCAGCGGTTGGATCAAAGACTGGCAAGCAGTCTACCCTAAGATTGAAAATGATAAAGTAAAAGAAATTTGGAACTGGGAAAATAAAGGCAGCACCAATGGTAGTAGTTATAATTGGCATAAGAACAATCCTGTGTTCTGGGAGCAATTCTATCAACAGATCCCGCATATGAAACAATTATACTTTGCCGGCGGCGAAGCATTGATCATTGAAGAACACTATGATATATTGGAAGAATGTATACGTCAAGGTGTTGCTAAAGACATGGAAATACGTTATAATAGTAATGGCATAGAGTGGAGAGAAGATTTATTTGAACTATGGAGCCACTTCAAACTTGTTCGTTTCCATTATAGCGTAGATGCATTTGGTAAGCATAACGAATATATTCGTTATCCCAGCGATTGGAAACGCACAGAAGAAGTCTTTCATATACTAGACACACAGACAACTGATAACGTAGAAGTTACAGTGGCCTGTGCAGTTAATGCATTGAACATTTATTACCTGCCAGAATTCATTAAATGGAAAATGACACAAAACTTTAAAAAGATTAATATGTGGCCTTTAGGTGCTGGTGGTATCAACTTCCACTTTGTATACTGGCCTGCTTTCTTAAATGTCAAAGTTTTGCCTAAGAAGTTTAAAGATGAAGTTGCTCGTAAAATTGAAGAAGAATTAATCCCATGGTGGACTGATAATTACATGAACGGAGTTCGTCCAGGCGAAGAAGTAAGTCGGGATGTATTCATTATGAATGATTATGGCATCAAACGTTTGCGTGGATTGATTAGATTTATGCAAAGCGAAGACTGGAGTGTACGTCTGCCTGAGATGAAAGATTATTTAGAAAAAATCGATGCACACAGGGGTACAAGTTTTTATGAAACATTTCCTGAAATGAAAGATATATTCAATGAGTAATTCCAGATCAGTTACTATAACTGACGCAGAAAAAAATAAAATATTCGATTGGTTAAGCACAAATAATTTTTGTGTAATGCCTTTTCACCACGTTGCTATAGAATCTAATGGTGACGTGAGGCCCTGTTGTCTAGGCGACCCATTAAAAAATGATGATGGTACGACATTTAATTCAAACGGCCGGCCTATTATTGACATTATAAATCATCCAACACATATTAAATTTAGACAGTCCTTTCTGAACAATGAACAACACCCTTCTTGCAAGCCATGCTGGGGAGATTATCACAATGACAAATTCAGTGGTAGATATGTATATTCTTCATCGTTAAAAGTATACCACGAAGTAAAGAAAATTATAGAAGGCGCTGCCCCCAGTCAAAAATTAGTATGGCTGGAAATAAAAGCAGGAAATAGATGTAATCTTGCCTGCAGAATTTGCGGTTTATGGAATAGTGCAAAGTGGCTTAAAGAATCCTATGAGCTGCAAAAAACTACACGAGAGTCTTATCCTGATTTCAAACAGAGTCCAGAGTTCGCTTATAATCAACAAGCCAAGTGGATAGACAATGTAGACTTTTGGAAAAATATAGATGGCTTTGATGATATAAAGATAATACATCTTATGGGCGGTGAGCCACTGATGATAGAAGAGCACTATGAAATGCTTAAGGCCTTAGATGAAAAGTTCGATGCTAGCAAGATTATTATTTGGTATAATACCAATGGCACAATAATTCCTACTCCGGAACAAGAAGAGTTGCTGTCTAGATTTAAAAAGATATTCTGGAGTGTAAGCATCGACGATTTTGGCGATAAGTTTAACTACCAGCGTAGCGGCGCAAACTGGGCAGATGTTAAAGAAAAATTGCCATATTTCTTCTCTAAACACAACTATGAATCATTGATTGATGCTACAATAAGCATATACAACATTGCGACTATTCATGAATTTGTCAAAGAGTTAGCATCAATTGGATTGGAAAAATATTTTAGTCCTCATTATGTAACCACTCCTGCAGGATATTCTAATGTCAGAACCCTGCATATATCCGTCAAAGAACAGATAAAGCAAATTTTATTAAACAACAGATCAACTATTGATAATAATTTCAAAATGCAAGTTGATAATATTATTAACTTTATGATGTTTATCGACGACTGGAGCGAAAGCATAGACGAAAGACGCAAAAACACGATTATGTTCGTTGATGGAAAAAGAAATGAAAGTTTTGTTAAAACATTCCCAGAGATGGCGAGGCTATTAAATTATGAGTGAACAAGGCGATAAAAATAAACAACTAAGCCCTACTATATGTATGCTACCTGTTAGTAGCATTGCGATACATGCCACTGGTAAAATGGTTCGTTGCCACATGAGCGAAACAGAAATGGGAGATGTTAATAATGGTTCTATTATCAAACAGTGGGACAATCAGGCATTCCAGGACCTGAGAAAAGCTCAACGTGCGGGAGAATGGACACATGGTTGTCAGAATTGTCAAAGTAAAGAATCTAGAAATGTAACCAGTAAACGTACTCATTGGCAAAACTTAGATGTAATTGATGATCGCTGGGCTGACATTGATTGGGATAATAATTTAACAGGCAACAAACTAGTTCACTTAGATATTGCATTCAATAACTTGTGCAACTTCAAATGCAGGATGTGTAGTAGTGCATATAGCAATGCATGGATTGGCGACGAGGAAAAACTTAAAAAACGTGGCTTTGCAGCTGGCGGCGCTGGAAGTCCTTATGTTAGAACCAGTTCTATGTTTGATAGAACAAAACACACATTGTCCACAGAGCAATTACAAGAATTAGTAGACAATGGCAAGGACTTGCGTAGAGTAGAGATACTTGGCGGAGAACCATTCCTTGTTCCTCAATTCATGGAATTTTTAGGCATGCTACGAGCAGCTGGCCTAGATAGACAAATTGAATTAATGATCACTACCAATGGTAGCGTCATTACAGAAGAACATTTAGAAGCCCTTGAAGGTTTTAAGTATGTAAACATCAACCTTAGTTTAGATGCTACTGGCGACTTGTTTAGTTACATTAGAAGTGCCGGCATCATTGATTGGCAAGGCATTACTAAAAAAGCCGAATTGATCAGAGACTGGTGCGACAAGCCGAGAACCGGCGTTTATAAAATGAACATGAATGGAACATTCATGTCTATTAACGCACTGAATATCAAAGACTTTATTGAGTGGATAATTAAATTTTATGGATGGGATAAACAACGTCCGGTAAACACTAGCAAGAACAGACATAGTCTAGAACATAGAATTTTAGTTGGTCCCAAAACTATGCACGTTCAGTGGTTAGATCAAACAACATTAAAAAAATGTTTGGAACAAATCAATTATCTATTCGACACTTATGATTTCTTCAGGGAAGTCAACGGAGTTATGCCTATTACTGAGCATAGATATCTTAAAGACATTAAAAAGCTAGTTGAAGGATTAATAGAAAAACCCGTAAGTATAGTCGGAGATGCCAAACAAGGCCCTAAGGAGTTTGTAAAGTACACTGTAGAACTTGATGACATAAGAGGAGTAACTCTTAAACAAGTTGCTCCTGAAATATATCAAAGTTTCAAACCTTTTTTCGATGAATATACAGTAAGTAAACAGGATAACTTCTGTTATATGCCGTGGCACGGTCTTGCAGTGACTGCTAACGGGAATATCAAACCTTGCTGCCAGTGGCACGGTTCCATTGGCTCTGCTTCTAAAGATAGCATAGTAAGTCAATATATTGAAAGCCCAAAAATTATAGAGCTACGCGAATCCTTTTTAAGAAATGAAAGACCGGCTGGCTGTAGTAGCTGTTGGGAAAGAGAAAACCAAATAGGAAAAAGCAGAAGGATTTGGTTCAAGGAAAAATTCGAAGAGTTTCTTCCTGTAAATAAGGATTACACGCTTCCAGTAACTAAGAAAAATTTAGGCTGGACACAAATGGATATAAATTTAAGTAACGTATGCAATTTAAAATGCCGTATGTGTGGTTCCTGGGCCAGCAATCAATGGTTCGAAGAAGATGTTGCATTGTCTAAGATTAATCCTGCTTTTAAGAAAGAGAATAATCCAGAAAGACAAAAGATAGTTCAACACGAACTAAATGATCTAATCGAATTATTACCACATACTACCAAATTACGTAGAATAGACTTCAAAGGCGGTGAGCCAATGTTGGCTAAAAACCATGTAGAATTTTTAGAAGAATTAATTAGACAGGGTAGAAATAGATATGTAACATTACAGTATACAACAAATGGAACGGTAGTCAATCCGAAAATTCTTTCAACATTACAAAAATTTAATAAAGTTCGTATGATGTTTAGTATAGAAGGCACGGGAAATTTATATAGTTATATACGTGGAGGAAAATATACAATAGAACAGTTAGAAGAAACTATGGCTATGTATAATGAACTACCAGGCATACAAATCGGATTTAATGTTACTATACAAGGTTATAATTTATTAAACCTTAGAGAGCTATACAATCAACTTGCAGAGTGGAGTAAAAAATATAAAAACGTCAGTAATGTTGATGCTTTTACTACTATTTGTAATGATCCAATGTATCTAAGTCCAATGGTATTACCTCCTGCACTAAGGACACAAGCTGTTAATCAATTACATGGAATACCAGATTTTGCGGTATTAATTCGCAGCCTTGAATCTAATAGAATTCATGAAACGCATTGGAATACTTTCAAACACTTTACTGACGAAGTTGATAAGTTGCGTGGCGAAAGCATATTGGATGTAGTTCCAGAATTCAAGGGCTACTGGAATGAATAAACTTGTAGCAGTAGAAGATAACTATGCGCCCAAAGATAAATGGCTACGCATAGAATGGAATCTAGGCAGGCGCTGCAACTATGATTGTAGCTATTGCGGCAGTGATATTCATGATAGAGAAAGTGCACATCTAAGTCTAGATGTCATCGAGAAAACAGTAAAACAGATTGCAGATGTTGCTAGATCACAGGGCAAGGAATGCAGGATAAGCCTAACGGGTGGTGAACCATTTGTGCACCCAAAGATCATTGATATCCTTAAAATAATCAAAGACAACGGTATTAATAAAATTAGCGTGACAACCAATGGCAGTGTGCCTCTTAAAAAATACATAGAGAGTCTGCCATATATTAACTATTATATATTCAGTTATCATTTTGAATTTGCATATCATGATAAAATTATTAACACTATCGTGGAGTTAAATAAACTTGTTAAAGAACGTAAGAATCAAAATCTGCACACACATTTGATGTATCTTCCAGGTAAAATGGCAGAGGCCAATGAAATCATTGACATCATGAATGAAAATGATGTACACTGGGTGATAAGAAGAATCAGACCTAGATTAGATCCCGAAACAAAAACTTGGGCAGTGCCAGGATTGAGTGGATTGAAAACATCGCATGGCAAATGCAAAGACGATTACTACACTCAAGAAGAACTTGATTTTATGTTAAACAAGAAAAAATGACAAGCAAAGTAACTAATTGGGCAAATATAGTGGTGCATTATGAAGATGGTACCAGCGAAGAAAGCAATGTCAATGATTTGCTGGCCAATGAAACTAACAAGTTCAAAGGTTGGATGTGTTGGGCCGGCGTTCAAAATTTAACCATAGATAATGATGGCAATGTATGGCGTGCTATATGCAAAGTAGGCGGCAAGTTAGGAGATATACACACTGGATTTTCTGTGCCCACGGACCCTATTATTTGCACTAAAGAAAATTGCACTTGCGCCGCGGACATACAACTAAGTAAAGCAGAATTAAATAATATTAAGAAATTAAGGATTGGCAATGAGTAACGAGGGATTAGGTAAAAAGCACCTGAAAAATTATAAACCCAGTGAGCTATTTAAAGAGAAGTACGGCTTTACTGTAGACGATAAAACATTTTGTATAATGCCGTTTATACATACAAGTACAACAACAAATGGCGACTTCAGATTGTGCTGTAGAAGTACCAAGGTGTGGGATATCAAAAATATTCCATTGCGTGATTTATGGAATCATAGAAAATATAAAACAGTCAGAAATAATCTAGCAACAGGAGTTAGAGATACACACTGCAACGCTTGTTGGAAAATGGAAGACAAAGGTATCACCAGTCTTAGACAGAGTCAGAATTACGAACGTACAGAACAATATGCCCATATAGTTGATGAATGGAATCGCACAGAACTAGTGCCTTGGAGTATTCCCATTGTTGAGTTTAAATTAAGCAATCTCTGCAATTTAAAATGTAGAATGTGCTGGCCCAAGGATAGTACGCCGTGGCTAAAAGATTGGGACGATGTTAAAGAAATATATGAACCTGGCGAACAAGAATACATCAATGGTATCATTGACAGTAACGACATGCGTCGAAAACCAATATTAAACTTATACGAAACACACAATAAGTTTGTACGCGATTTATATGAGATAATCGATGAAATTAAGGAATTTGAATTTGCCGGCGGCGAACCATTGATGGATCCTTTGCATTATAATATGTTGGATCGCATCAAAGATCCCAGTGATGTTATTCTGAAGTATAGCACAAACTTAACCGACTTAGAAGCAAAGAAAGGCCGTAACGTATTAGATCTATGGAAGAAGTTTAAAGCAATACGCTTAACAATCAGTATAGATGGTTACGATGAACTTAACGCATACATTAGGCACGGGTCTGTATGGGAAGATATAAAAGAAAACATAAAACAAACCAAAGAATCTTTGGGTGACAAATTAGATTATATAAAGGCAAGTACTTGTATATCTGCGCTTAACATAGAATATCTAGTTGAAACATTTGATGCTATAGATCGTGATTTTGATATTATGTGGCATACCAGTCGTTTGCAGTGGCCTAGTTTTTTACACGCCAACGTACTACCAGTCGAAAGATTAGAAGCAGCAAAAGCAAAACTAGTTGCAAGATTAGGAGTAATGGAAGAAACTACTATACGAGAAATCAATAACAAACGCCATATTATGGATGCAATCAATTGGATAGACGAATGCATTTCTACTAATAAATATGATGTTAATTTCGAAAAGTTTCAAAAGTTTAATGATACACTGGATGCGAAAAGAAAAGAAAAGTTTATAGGAACATAATTAATGGCTTATTATGATTACAAATATTTGACTAATATTGGTTTTGGTATTGCTTGGCTAGATATCACTGACAAGATCAAAGACACTACGGCGCTAGCAATGTCTAAAAATATAACAGAGTACTGGGTGCAAGAAAATGAAAATTTTTATTTGAAAACAACCTGCAACAAAAATGTCAATGATATACTGAATTGGGCAGACACTGCTGGATTAAAATATCTAATGGTGGCGGCAATTGGAACTAATCTTAGTAAACGTAATAATCTACATCATGAACTCCCTGCGTTTATAGAAAAGAATCCAGACTTTGCTGTAGCTGGTCACATCCTTGATAAAGGCGATAAATTTTATGAACTACATCACCAATGTTTTATAATTAATATGGATTGGTGGCGCAACAATGGCAGACCTGACATGGGCAAAGAAGAATTCAACGTTGCTTGGACCACAAATAAGCCTATACGCAGTGAAGAAAATTGGCATGATCATTATACTCCACATTGGATAGCCCCCGGAGTCGAGACAATGAATTATACGGGCAGGCGTTTTGGCTGGAACATAATCAATGCAGCGTTACTGTCAAATGCAAAGGTAATAAGTTTTGATGAAAAAATTCGGGAAAGTAAGTATTACATATATCCCGAAGTGACTGGAGAATTTCACTCTAAGATTTCAGACATACTAGAAAGTCTGCAGGGTCATGGGCATTTCGCTGCTAACACTGAAACTCCGCCTGATAAATTGTTAGATACAGATATACAAGGAGTTATTTGTACTGCTGGCGGAATTACTCCGTTATTAACTGCTTATACTGCGGGCCTAAAGCCCGGGGGAAAACTAACTGTTTTTGATTTTAGTCCACTGTCATTGGCTATACAAAGACGCTTGCGAGAAATCAATTGCGATTATAAGGATTTCAAAACAACTTTTAATAGTTTGTTTGATGAATTGAAACTTCATCCAATGGTCAAAGCTGATAGAAATTTGGACAGGATGCAACAGATTATAAATGAAATGATGCCTCAAGGCTTGGAAGATTTTATTATAAATGTATGGCCACATTTGGATATTTTATATGTGTCTTGTAATTTGTTTGATGTGCATCAAGTTAAGAATAGACTTGCTTCCAGACACAAGGACGAAAAAACATATATACATTTAACTAATATATTACACTATCAAAACACTGCATGGTTATTCAGTGCAACATCTAGATATAGACTAGAGCGAGATATACTCGATATATTTGCCGCTTTTGGTATGGATACATTTCAATTATATCAGAACAGACCCGGTCACAGAGTAAATTGGAGAAACGAAACTCCCAGACAGATCTATGCCAATCCGGATAAATTTCTATACAGAGTCAAAGAATTAGGAATCTTGCCATGGATAACCGAGTAAACAATTTTTTTGATCAGTGGAAAGATTTTTCTCATTATAGTTCATTAAATACTCGTCCCGAGAAGTTTTCTGCATGGAGAACAGATAAGCAAGTCATGAAAGATTACTTTAACTGGATAGAAAAAGAAAGCAACTGTCCAAGTCTTAAATTAGATTTACCATTGCCACAGAAAGAAATGGAAGCAGAAGCTCTTGCTTTGATGGATGAGTTTGTCAAACACCGAGGCGAGGAACATCCCGGCTGGCATAGTCTAGTACTACATGGCTATAATAAACACACCACAGACGATTGGCGTAGCAAAGCATATGACTTCACAGAACAACCAGAATATACCTGGACAGAAATTGCAGATGTTTGTCCTGTTACTGTAAATTGGTTAAAAAATACTTGGAACTTTACACGCTTTGACAGAGTTCGATTTATGCTATTAATGCCCGGTGGCTATATTAAGCAGCATGCCGATTATGAAGTTCGTAAAATGGCAGCATATAATGTTGCTATTAACAATCCCGATGGCGTTGAATTTGTCATGGAAGATGCTGGATTGATTCCCTGGAAGGCAGGAGATGCAAGAGCCATTGATATAGGAAGGCAGCACAGTGTAAGACATCTGGGAACAGAACCACGTATACATATGATTATACATGGTGCTCCTGGAGAAAAACATGCAGAGACCATGTGTAGAAGTTACGATCTTTTATTAGAAGAATTAAATGCAAAGTAAAACATTTTGTATCCTGCCATGGATGCACCTTGCCACTAATGCCAGTGGTAATCTTAGGGTCTGCTGTAATAGTACTCCGGGCAAAAATTTTATTTTGAGAAACGGCACTAATCGACCATATAAGATAACAGATGCTGACATGCAGGATTTCTGGCATAGCAACACTATGAAGAACATCAGGCATGAATTGTTAAATGATCAACGACCCGCGATGTGTGAACGCTGCTTTAGAGAAGAGGATAGCGGTGTTCGCAGTGCTCGCCAAGCTTGGAACGAAAAATACATGTTTGACTATGAGGCTGTGGTAACACCCGAATTAAACGTGCAGTATATAGATATACGTTTAGGTAACCTGTGCAACTTGAAATGCCGTATGTGCAATCCATATGCCAGTAACCAATGGGTTGACGAGTGGCATCTAGTTGAACAGCAGCTAACTGATACTGAAGTTAAAAGACTGAGTAGTATGAACTGGCCCAACGACGATGCAGTTGCGGTTAATTTGTTGAAGCTCGCTAACACTATAGATGAGATTTATCTAACAGGCGGAGAACCTACACTTGCTCTCAGTCAGTATAAGTTATTTGATAAGTTGATCGAATTAGATCTTGCTAAAAACATCACCTTAAAGTATAATACAAACTGCACAAACCTTCCTAAAAAGCTAGTGGACTATTGGCAGCACTTTAAAAAGATAAAAATAAATGCCAGTGTGGATGCATATGGCGACCTTAACAGGTATATCAGATATCCCACAGGCTGGAATCTTGTTGAAAAGAATCTAGCTAAATTTGTGGAAATGAGCGCACAGGGTAAAATAGATCTGCAGGTACACTGTACTGTCCAAATGTATAATATCTTGCAGCTAGATAAGTTATTTGACTATTTAGAGTCCATGGATGTAAAAGACATACATCTTAACATTTTGGATCATCCGGATTATCTAAACGTTAGGGTATTACCGGCTAATTTAAAAAAGTTAGCGGCAGAAAGACTCCAACCATATCTGCATATAAAACGTGCCCAGTCTCTAATTGATTATATGAACGCAGAGGATTGGAATCATATGTGGGGAGATTTTGTAAAGTATACAGATTCATTGGACCAGAGTCGCGAAGAAAACTTATCAGAATTAGTACCTGAATTAACCAATGGCAGATAAAGTTTGTTTGATTCCGTTCGTTAGTATAGCAACTCATCCCGCAGGCTTTGTAAGTAGGTGTATGATGAGTTCTGCACCTATGGGCTCAATGACTGAGGAAAATGTTTGGGACAATAGCAACTTCGCACAGTTACGTTCTGACATGGTAAACGATAAATGGAATTTACCTGGTTGCAATACTTGTCATGGCAGAGAAGCACAGGGTCTTGTAAGTCAACGCATCAATTGGAAAACCAATGAGAGATGGTGGAACGCTGACCTCTGGGATACCAAGGATTTTAAACAGAGTATAACAGGCAATAAAATTTATCACTTGTTCTTAAACACTAGCAATCTATGCAATTTTAAATGCAGGATGTGCAACAGCATGTACAGTAACAGTTGGATAAACGACGACCAGCTGCTCAGAGATAATGGCTTTGATAGAAGCGACTATGTTGATTACACTAAAAATAAAAATGACCTAATGTCATTTGTCACAAAACTATTGCCCAGACTCGGTGAACTCAGAATGATAACGGTCACAGGCGGTGAACCGTTTATAAACAATGATCTATTAGATGTGTTTGATCTTCTATCAGAAGCAGGCATACTGCAAAATGTGCGACTAAGCATAACAACAAATGGCAGTCTACTAACAGAACAGCATCTGTTGCGGTTGCGTAATGCAAAATCTGTAAACATCAATATAAGCATAGATGGCACAGGTAAGCTGTTTGAATATATGCGTAGCGTGGAACAATGCTCATGGGAAACTATCACAGGTAAGATTGATATGCTGTGTCAATACCGCAACGAGTATAAAAACTTTTTATTCAGCCCAAACTCAAGTTATCAACTATACAATATGCTGAATGTCCGAGACTTTTATGAATGGGCAGAGCCTTTGATTAATCGTCCTGCAGAATGGATAGAGTATAGACTGCTTACTCATCCAGAATATCTACATGTTGCTATTGCCCCAGAGAGTATCAAGCAGGCAGCACTAGAGCAGTTAGACTATGTGGAAAATAAGTATAATACTGCTAACAAATTTTTCCTTGATAACATGAGAAAAAATTTAATGATGACCAAGCCACAGAGTCACTGGCAAGACTTTAAAAAATTTACATCTGTGCTAGATAAAAAACGCAACCAAAACCTCAGTGAGGTATGTCCTGAACTATATGAAAACTTTGACCTTTGATCGCATAAATTCTGATCCAGACTGGGTTATTATAGACTGGACTATGACCAATGTTTGCAACTATGCCTGCGAATACTGCCCAAGTATAACGCACGATGGTAGTTTTGGTTGGCCCACTCTGGAGAGTGTAGATTATACAACTAAGGTTCTTCAAGCTCACTACGGAAAAAATAGAAGGCTGGAATATACATTACTAGGTGGTGAGTTAGCCATATGGAAAAAACTTCCAGACGCAATTGATATTATTAAGAAAAATAGCCCAGACAGTCATATTAAGTTCATCACCAACGGTATTATGCCAGAGGATTACTGGAGAAGAATCGGCAGTAAGATAACATCAGCAGTGTTTAGCTATCATCCCACACAGGTAAAAAGTGTAGAGAAGTTTGTGGAAAGTATCAATGCCCTGGATAATGAATACAAGACTATTTTAGTGTTGGCATGGCCTGCATGTTGGGAACAGGTAATCGCAGCCAGGAAATATATAATAGAAAATGTCAGAGAATTCACTAGCCTTGAATTAAAGCTAGTTGATAATAGATATGAAACTATTGCTGACAGTAAAGTAGTTTATACACAAGAGCAAATGGATTTTATACAAGAAAATAGAAAAGTATCTAAATCTAAAAAGAGCATATACAAGCCAAGTTTCACTTATATAAACAATCAACGTTTGCAAGAAGTAACGGGACAGATTTTAGTTGATGGGCAAAACAAGTTTAAAGATTGGAGTTGTGGCATAGGTGTTGATAAAATAACATTGGATGCCAATGGTACAATAAGACGTGGCAGTGGCTGTATGATTGGAACTGATGAAAATTTTGGAAATTGGAAAGAATCAAACATAATGAATTTACCAGTGTCGGGAGTAATCTGCCCTTATAATACCTGCTGGTGTATGCCAGATCTAATGGCAACAAAAAGTAAATACGTATAATGAATATACAAGAACTTCCATTACGTAGATTACAATTAGAAGCGGCCAGAGTTATTAGTACTATGCCAGCTACAAACGATAACATCTATATTTTTAATAAAGAAAGTAGACACAATAGTCAAGGGTGGTATGTGGCTGCTATAGAATGGTATGTTAAACAATATGGTGGCCTACCCAGCGAAGTGGGCCCTGGTAAAGATGTTCAGTTTGTATATGAGCAAGACAAATGAAAATTGGAATTTTTGGAGACAGTTTTGGTGAAGAACATAAGAAAAATCCATCAATGTCATGGTGGGAATATGTTTCGCAATACCATAGTGTAACTAACTTTTCAGTGGGTGGCTCTGATCTATACTATTCTATTAAACAGCTAGGAAAACATCAATTTGAATTTGATAAAATTATTTGGTTTGTTACTAACGAAAATCGAATTCAAATCATGTTAGACGACATATTTGATGATAAAATACATAGGTTTATAACTACTACAGAACATGCGGCAACTTATTTGGAATATTATAGCAAATCAAATAATGTAAATTCTAAGTTTGCTATAGATGCTTTAACCTCGGCAATGTCATACTTTAATTACATTTGTGATATAGATAAAAATTCTTATATTGCTAGACTAATGATACAGGATGTAATACAAGCCAATAAAAATAAAATACTAGCTATACCATGTTTTGAATCGGCCTGCAATATTTTAAATTTACAAACAAGCTTGTCTGAAATAGCTTATCAAGAAACAATAGCTATGGGCAAAGATCTAAGTATAACATTAACCGGCGATACTACTGATATTAGAAATAATCATATAACCAGTGAAAATAATAAAATTTTAGGTGAAAAAATTTTAGATTGGATAAATGGTGGAACATTTGGATTAAATGAAAAAGATTTTGTGATACCAAGTATTGAAGAAAATAAGAAATATTTTATATGAGTGATTTAAAAACAAGCGAATATGACTTTACTAAGATTCCTTATAAGGACCTAGTAAGAGTCGGCCAACGAACTATGTTATATCGAGACATGTTTACAGTGTCGTGGTTATTAGGTCGTTACTGTAACTATCGCTGTAGCTATTGCTGGCCCTATGCTCGTAGTGATACTAAAGATCACCGCCCTACTCCTTTGATGTTGAAAACAGTAGATGAGATTAAACGCCAAGCACGCGAACGTGGCTTTAACAGTTTCCACTTCAGTCTAAGTGGCGGCGAGCCAACATTCCATCCTGCTTACATAGATATTCTTAACCATTTGAACACGGATGCCGGTAATACAAATTATACCAGCGTACACATGACTAGTAATATGAGTCGTCCTATTAAATGGTTTGAAGAAAAGTATGTACCCGCAGTTCGTAATTTCCATCGTGCTAGTATTACTGCCAGTTGCCATTTGGAACACGTTGACACTGATAAGAAAGTAGAGGAGTTTGCTGACAAGTTAGTACTATGTCAGGAATATGATACGCAGATAACAGTCAATCAAGTTATGGTACCCGAACAGTTTTACAAGATATATGATCTGGCATTATACTTTCATGGTCGTGGTATTAACGTTACACTCAAGCCTCAAAGTGATCCAACTGCTAGTCGTGTAGTGGACGGATACACTGATGATATGTTGGAAAAGTTACACAATGGTATGCCACAACGTGCATTCACTGAAGTAAAAGCCAGCAAAGCAGGATTAGTTGAAAGACCTAAGCCCACGTTTAAAATCGACGATGCTAGAACAATGCAAAAGCAAACTTACGGTCAAGGTATACCACAGCACTTCCAAATTGAATTTATGGACAAAGATGGTAATCCATGGTTTATGGATCAAGCTGAACGTTTCAATGCTTTTAACTTCAACAACTTTAACAAATGGGAGTGTAGCAGTGGCTACCGTAGTATTATTATTCGTGAACCAGATGGCACTGTAAAACGCAGTTACAGTTGTAGCGAAGTTCCATTGGGACATATTGAAACAGGCTTTAAGCTATATGACAAGCCAATGCCTTGTGGCGGAACAAGTTGCGTAAGCAGTGCAGATAGCAAAATACCTAAACGAGCACCAGGTACTAAGTTGCCATTATTTCCAGGAGATAAAACATATGAAGAAGATATTAATAGCGGGCAACAGTAATTATGGTCTAGCCGAAGGATTAAAAGAATCTTTAGCAGAACATGATGTTACATTTATAAGCAGAAGCTGTGGTTATGATTTGACCAAAGCCGAGCAACAACAACGATTTGCTGATATGTCAGTTGATTATGATGTTATTATTTTATGTAGCGCACTATGGAAATTTAATCAAACTTTATTGCTTGAGGCAACTTATAAGAAATTAAAATCAGTTGGGAAGAAGACATATATCATTGCTATCGGTAGCACAACTGATAGAGTAATGAAAGCCACAGATTGGTTATACAATGCTGAAAAGAAAGCATTGCGTGACTACTGTAATAGTCTGGGATTAAATGGTGTTTGGAATGAAGGACCAAGAGTGAGCTATATTAGCTTTGGTACTTTAAGTAATATGCAAGCAAAACATCCTGGACGTAAAACAATTACAATCCAGGATGCTGCTAATTATATTAAATGGTTAACAGAACAACCTGCTTATCTGCACGTAAATGAGATAAGCATCGATCCTTTACAAACCTAACTTAGCTTTGAACTCTTTAAGTTCACGAATGCCAAGCCCTGCGTCCTGGCCCAAGGCTTTTTCGTCTTTGCCGTATTTCTCAACTAAGGTAATCCATTTCTCATAACTTATTAAATTCTTTAATAAGTCAAATTCTCCTGCACTAAACTTAACTGTATTAACAGCATAGTCTTCAAAGGCCTGACAGGCTTCTGGAAATAACGGCTTAACCAAGTTATACATAGCACCGGCAAACTCACGGATCTCCCATTGTGCGTGTGGATCCATACGCAGTCGAGCCATGTGTAGAAAGTTCTTCAAGTTAGCTTTCCAATACAATTCTGTATATCCGCCTACTGGAAGCACACTTCTAGCCAACTCACGTGCAAGCCCATCATCATCTTTGCCTAGCAAACTAGTATATTCCTTATAAGCATTAAAGAAGCTACGTTGGAAGGCATGTTGCACACCGCGCTTTTCTTCAAAGCCCCACTCTGCTTCTTCACGCCCTTGCTTGTTAGATGTGCTTTGCTTTTGGATTTGTTCTAGTTCGGGAATATAAAACTCATCCGTAAGCACACTATAACGAGCACTGTATTCGTTCATGCTAGCAGTACGATGTCGTACCAATTGTCGCATAACGAAGATAGGCAGCTTGATGTGGAACTTTACTTCGCACATTTCAAATGGCGTTGTATGCTCATGACGCATTAGGTAACGGATTAAGTTACGGTCATCTTGAACTTGTTTTGTGCCAGCACCGTAGCTAACACGAGCAGCCTGAACAATAGCCGAATCACTGCCCATATGGTCTACTAGACCAACAAAACCATGATCCAATACAGGAACATAGTTTTTATCTTGTTTGAAATTAATATCAGTTTTTAGTGTCATATTATGATTATAGTTGTTTTAGTATACCTTGTCAAGATCATTGAGCATCTTGATGAAATTTTCTTTATTGTTTTTCTAATGAACGGTGTACATTTTTTGTGAGTCTTTGTAGTCTTGTATTTCTAATATCAGATCTGATAGTTTTTTTGTTGGCGCATACCCCGGTGGCATCCTAGTACTATCTACCAATCTGAAATAATGTATCCCTAGTTTTTTAGAAAGTTTGTATCCTTCGACTATATCGTTTTCGTTGTATTTAAAAACAATCCATTTCCAGAACAAAAGACATTTAGCCTCTTTCCCCATGACGTCCATGGCAGTATAAATGCTTTGCCAATCGGCATTTTTTCTGTATAAGTGATTGTTGTGCTCCAAGCCGTCTACGCTGAAATTTAATACATCATTTGGTTTAAGTAACTGCGCTAATTCTTGCCACCACTCTTTTTTTCTTAGATTTGCGCAGGTTTCTATATGTAAACCTTTATCATATTTGTGACATATTTTTATGATATCAAACAGCTTACTATGATATATTGGATCACCATATCCACCGCAAAAAATAATTCTTTTTGCAGGGGTAACGGATATAATTCTTTCTATCGCCTCAACACTGATTTCTCCAAAGTTCCAATTATCTTTGTCCGGGTCAGTGACTCTGGTACACTCACTGCAACTCAATGTGCATTTGGAAGTAAGTTCTATTTCCAACATATCGGGATCATTTAAGTATGACACTGATGTCATAGTAATACCTCATTAGTTAAACCATTGTAAGCTAACTCACCACCTGTTGTGTCTGTATGATCTAGTCTCGATTTTCCAGGTAATGACTTCGAACAGGTGTTTTTACAAATTGTAAAAGGTTCGTTGGATGATATTTTCTCAATAATTAATCTGGTGGCATCTGAATTTTTAATTTCTTCTAGGCCAAAACTATTTAAATTTAATTGTTGATATAAATTCGGACCTAAAAAGATCCGAATTTCGGGATTGGTACTAGCCCAACAACAAGGAAGATATGTGCCATCAGCTTTTATAAAAGGTGCTGTAGTATTGTTAAAACAAGAAGGATCTAAAATATCCATATGTATAAGCCTTTCGGTTTATACATATTTAGTATTATAGTACTTTAGTGATTATTACTCGCCAAATTGGCTTGTTAATAAAGTTTTCACATATTGAATAACCTTGCCTTTAATCTTAGCACTATCGATAAAAACTTCGATGTCCTGTACACTTTCCCTCAAATGTTCAAGCCCCTGTGCCTTCAAAACTTCACGAGCATCTTTCATGCCCGACAGTTCTTCTTGACTAAATTCTAAAGTATTCCCGTCATTCAATTTTAGTTGAATGTGTGTGATGTATTCTATTGGAACTTCTTCCATGACCACATCTTTAAGGATCTCTTCAAAACTTCGATCCTTTCGCCTAATTGCCATGTCGTGGGTTCCTTAATTACTTTTTTTTAGTATATTTTCTTTTAACTTTAACCTCTGGTTCTGC